TTATTTTATCTTAGCTTTTAAATTTTCAATTATTTCGTTTTTGGTTTCAATAGTCTCATTTTTTGCTTGTATAATATCATCCTTTTCCTTCAATCGAAGTTCAAGAAGTTCTATTTTTTGTTTTAAAAACTCTGTATCTTCATTAGAGGTATTTCCGACATTATTATACGTAGAACGATTATTTCCCCCAATGGAACCAAAATTTTGACCATAGTTCATATTTTCGTCTTTGCTTATATGGAAAACTTCATGTATTTTCTTCCCCATGCTCTCATTATATGGTACACGACCGTTTATCATATCAGATAAATATGTGCTTTTTACCCCCAGTCTTTCAGCAATTTGACTTTGATTCAAATTGAATTCATATTTAATTCTGATTATTATGTTTTTAAAATCTTGATTTATAGGCATAAAACATATTTTAACTGTATTAATATGAAAATAATTCGTATTTGATATGAATTATATGAATAAACTTCATATATTTGCATCATCAATCATTCAATCACGATACAAAGATAGAAAAAAGGTTGGTAGAATAAAATAGTATAAACGCATTAAAAATAAAAGTTATGAAAGCAAGAGATTACAGATTGGTAATAAATGGCAAATATAACAGACGCGCCATTATGCAGAAAGCTTGGGCTTATATGAAGCAGAACAAGGCTTTCAAGTGGTATTCTTTTGCTAAGGCTTTGAAAGATGCTTGGACAGATGCAAGTTTGAAAATGGACGAGTATAAGGCACAGGTAAATCCAGTTTATACCGACTATCCGAAGCCTGCCAATAACTTTAGACAAGCCATTATCGACTTGCAACCGACATTGAGATACTACGATAATTCTTGGCGATAACATTAACAGATAAAAGATATGAATATGAGCAGATTAACAAAACAAATAATAATGTTCGTTGCTGGTATGGTTGCATTTTTCTTCGTACTTGGTATTGCGGGCAAATGTGACTATCAAGAAGCTGTAATGCAAAACATTTCTTGTGCTGCGTACAATGAAATTGTAGAGAAAGTAGGTAATGATACTGATAACGTGATAGAAGAGTATAGGCAACATCAGTCTTACTACGATAGCATTGAATAATTCATGATAACCTTGCTGACGAACTGAACGGCATCCAGTAGCGAGAACTGGGCAGGGTTCTTTGATTAAGCTCTTTGAAATATTGTAAAACCCTTTGTAGCGTAATTCATAAACTACGAAGGTCAACCAAAGATAATGAACACACATAAGCAAGTTGGAGCTTGTGAGCTGTGCAATGTTTAACAATTAGCAGAAAACACCGCAAAGAATCGTCTCAGAGCAGTAAGCATACAGGTTAGGCGTCTGTACTGTTTTCGACAATATAGCCTTACAGACAGCTAAAGACTGGCAACCGATAGCGAGAATCGGGTGGGGCACAACACCGCAGAAAAGGTTAGCGCTATTACCGTATAAAAAGCCGCGAGGGATACAAAGTACACGTTACCCCTTTACCCTTATACGGGCGGTCGTTTTTTAGATTTTAAAAAGAACAAATCTACTAAGTTCGTTTAGGTTTTCTTCGGGTAGTCTGTGAAGATAGCCCGAAGTGTTTTTAGGGCGTTCGGTGTAATGGCTAACACACCTCATTTGAGGAGACTGGCGGTTCGAGTCCGTCAACGTCCACCAATCATTTTAATATAACATTTATGGAAAAAGTAGAAAGTAAAGAGAAAATGAGAAACTTGAAGAAAGGAGCTTCAATAAAGCTACCTATATCTTCGCTTGAGACAATTCGTAATAATGTGTCTCTTCTGAATGCTAAACATCTTCTTGAAGGGAAAAAATGGACTTCAAAGTCTTATCCCAAAAAGGGGATTGTTATTGTGACAAGAATGTCATAATTTTTAACTCGCACGATTATGAACCGAATATTTACAGAGCTTACACCTGAGTGCGAAATAACAGCGCGAATGTATGCACAAGGGTATGAGAAAAAGGAAATTGCCAATCTTAAATGCCGGGCGGTCAGCACAATTAATAATCAGTTACAAAAGGCTTTTGAGATATTGCATGTACGTAATGGAAGGGAACTTGCTACAATGCTTCACGAAAGGATATCCGGAATTAAATTTACTATGGACTTTTCGCCTATCATGCGTTCTGCGGTTGCTTGTTGTTTGTTGTGTGTATTCTCTCTTTCAATTTATCATGAACAAAGTGATATGAGAAGGTCAAGAAGGGTTAGAATAGAAATAATGGAAAGAGTTAGGAGGTTATAATGAATATAGAGGATCTTCAATCTATAATGATTGACAGTTATCAGGTTGGATATATGGAAGCCATAAAATCTTATGAACCGTCACAAGATAGTATCAGATTAAGAGAGGTGAAAAAGTGGTTGAAAATGATGAAAATAGACTTGAAACGGTTTAATATTCTTGTTCAAAAAGATATTATCAAACCATTTCGTAAAGGTCAAGGGAAAAACTCACCTCTTTACTTTTCAAAAACGGAAATTAAGCAGGCTCTTTCAGTTGCTAATGTTAGCAGAATACTTGCAAGAGATAAGGTTAAATCAGTAATTAAAAAGAATGATTATGAATGAACTTAATTTATATCAAAAGATACAAGCTGTTTCCAATGAAATAAAGAACATCGAGAAAAACATGACCGTTGGAAAAGGAAATTATGCCTATAAAGCGGTACAGGACATAGATGTCACTCTTGAAGTGAAAGAAGCAGAAACTAAATTCGGGATTGTCAGTATTCCCGTCAAACAAGAACTCGTAAAATCTGATATTATAAAGATTGTAAAAGACGGTGGTGGAGAATCCATACAATATATGGATATCGTGAAAATGACATTACGCATCATTAACCTTGAAAAGACAGATGAATTTATAGACGTAGAAAGTTTTGGTCGTGGTCTTGACCCTGGAGATAAGGGTTTTGGTAAGGCTTCGACTTACGCAAGGAAATACGCTCTTCTGAATGCTTATAAAATTGCTACTGGTGAAGACCCTGACGAAAACAAATCAAAGGAACAAATACCTGTAACAGTAGATGAAATCAAAAATGCTGTTATAAACTACATGATGCTTGACAACGAATTTACACAAAATATTCTTTCTTATTTCAATGTTGGAAGTTCTGAGGATATGAGTGCTGAACAGTTTAAAATGACTTACAATAATTTAAAAAAGAAAGGTAAGATATGATAGAAACGATGTATATTGGTAGTGGCGATATTCACGCCTTGATGAGTGGGAAAGAAACCAAGTCCCATTCATCATTAATGCAGCGTTTTGTCAGCGGTGTAAAACCTAATTATAACGCTTATGCAAGCCCGATAGACGCTCTACGTACAGGTGCTATTCTTGAGAATAGATACCTTCTTACATTGCACGATAATTATTTCACACAATATGTCGTGACGTCAGAGGAAATGGATGTGTTCAAGTGTAGTTTGGATTTCGCAAAAATTGAAAAGGGGAAACTCGTAGATTTCGATGAGTTGAAAACTCTTGCGCTTTCTGATTACCTTGAATTTATTGAACCTATCAAGCATGACAATAATTCCCTTGTTGATTATGTAAAGAAGAAACACAAGTCTTACTACAACCAAGTGCAGGAACAGCTTTACTGTACAAGGCTTGAAAGTTGTAATCTTGTTTTTCTCTCTGTCACATCCTATGATGATAGTTATAATTGGAATAGGGTAATCAAGTCCAATGAGTATTGTAAAGTAAGAATCACTCGTGACGAGAAAGCTATCTCTAAAATAAGAGAGAGAGGTTTCATATTTCAGCAGATTAAAGACTTTTATACTAAATAATTATGGCAAATACATTGACAGGAAAGATTTTACACATCTATCCTACCCAACAAATACCATCCAAAGATGGTAGTAAAACCATCCTCAAAAGAGAAATAGTAATAGATTGTACGCGATTTGACCCATATACAGGTGAAAAAAGCAGCTTTGAAAATACTCCCATGTTAGAGTTTATCGGTGACAGATGTGCCGATCTTGACAAGTACCAAGCTGGGCAAGCAGTCACCATCTCATTTGACGTACAAGGCACACGCTACCGTAACAAGGATGGTGTAGAGCAGATATTTACTCGTGTTCAACCATATCGGATTGAACTAAGACAAGCATCGCAGCAATCCGTACCAGTTCAACAACCAGCGCCACAACCGACATATCAGCAACCGCCGCAGAATTTCCCGCCACCTGTTGCTACCAATGGTAATGCAAAGGACGGCCTTCCTTTTTAGTATATGTCCCTTTACGATACTTCAAACCCTTTGCAGAAAGAGCAATTCAAGGCTCGTTCTGCAAAGCTCGCAGAAAGCGGTAAGGTTGTAGAACTTACAGAGAAAAAGCCTAAAAGAAGCTTGCAAAGCAATAAATATTTGCATGTGATTTTAGGCTACTTTGCGTGTGAGACTGGAAACACGTTGGAGTGGGTGAAGCAACAGTATTATAAAAAGCTTGTTAATCCATCCATTTTCATTCGTGAGAGAGACGACAAGTATTTGGGACGGATAAAGATATTGCGCAGCTCTGCTGATTTAGATAGTGCAGAAATGAGTACAAGTATTACCCGTTTTCGTAACTGGGCAAGTGCTGAATGCGGAATATATTTACCTTCTGCTGATGAAGATAGATTGATTCAACTAATGGAAATAGAGATTGAACGAAATAAAGATTATTTATAATGGCAGAAATATGGAAAGATGTTGTCGGATATGAAGGTTTATATCAAGTATCAGACAGGGGTAGAATTAAATCTATATGCAGTTACGTAAGACTACAAAATGGTGAATTAATGAAGAAAAAGCCGCATATCCTTAAACTACAAGATAGATGTGGATATAAATGTGTAAACCTATCCCGGTCGGGCGTTTTATTCCGAAAGAGTTTTCAATGGCTTATATGGAATAACTTTGTTAACCTGCCTGCTCGGTCTGTGAAGATTGGGCAGGTGAATATGGAGAAGTGGTGTAATTGGTAGGCACGCCGTGGGTAGCGCGGTGAGTGTAATAGAAATAGGAAGTTGGTGCTTTTCCACCTTAGCAGTCATGCTATAGTAACAAGCCGAATAAACTCGTCCCGGTTCGAGCCCGGGCTTCTCCACAAACTTGTGTTAGAAAGGGGACATGAAAGTATTTAGTTGCAAATGGATATTTCTGTAATGCGCATACGGATAGTGTTCCCGATGGAATGATGTGAGCCACACATAAATGGCAAGAGTTAATAAATAATGGTTGTGCCCCGAAGAATGCGCTTCGGGGCTTTTAATTAGGTAAATATGAAGAGAGTAAGTAGTAAACAAGCAAAACTAAATAGAGAAATGGATAAGATAAAGAGAAACCTATCTCCTTATTGCTGTTTGTGCGGTCGTCCGGCTGTTGACCCAGCACATTTGTTACCTCGTTCTCTTTATCCTGAATACTATACTGAAGAATGGAATGTAGTTCCAATGTGTAGAAATCATCACGACCTATATGATGGAAACCGAGAGTTTCGCAGAAGGTGTACTGAATTAGTAAATATAGTCCGCTTACATGATGAACAGGCGGCTAACAGATATTTTGGCTTATGAAACAAATTATTCATGGGAAAGTCCCAAGTAAATCCAATTGTTACAAAGTGGTCACATTGAATGGTCATGGCAGTCTTGCCAAACAACCGGCATTAAAGAAATACGAAAAGTCTTTCTATCTTCAATGTAGCCAATACCGCAATAGAAATATATCGTCATTGTTTGAACTTCATTTGAACGTATTTTACGAGAATCAACGCCCTGATCTTGACAACTGTTTTAAAACGGTTCTCGATTGTTTGCAAGGATGTAAAGCTATCAAGAATGACCGTAATTGTGTGAAGATAGTAGCAGAGAAGTTTATCGACAAAGTAAATCCAAGAATAGAATTTGAAATTATACCGATATGCAATTCAAATTAAGAGACTATCAACAGAAAGCCTCTGATGCTGCCGTTTATTTCTTCAATAACAAGGCGAAGAAAACAAATGCCATTATGGTGTTACCTACGGGCAGCGGAAAGTCGCTTATCATAGCGGATATAGCCGCAAGGCTTGATGGACATACCTTAGTGTTTCAGCCAAGCAAGGAAATACTCGAGCAAAATTTCAAAAAACTCTGTTCATACGGTATTCTTGATTGCAGCATCTATTCAGCTTCTTTCAACTCAAAGGAAATAAGCCGGATAACATTCGCCACCATTGGCAGCGTGAAGAACCATCCCGAACTGTTCACCCACTTCAAGAACATCATCGTGGACGAATGTCATCTTGTAAACCCCAAAGAAGGAATGTACAAGGATTTCTTTGACGCAGTGAAGTGCAAGGTTCTTGGCTTGACAGCAACACCATACCGTTTAAGCTCCAGTCGTGATTTCGGTTCTATGCTGAAATTCATCACCCGGACAAAGCCTCATGTCTTTTCAGAGGTCATTTATTATGTACAAGTATCAACCTTGCTTAATATGGGATATTTAGCGAAGCTAAACTATTATCCAATGGATAAAGAACTCAAAAAATATAATGGAGGCGAGTTTAAGGAATGCAATCTGAAAAGAAACAGCACAGGTGCTGACTATACAGATGAATCAGTTAAAGAAGAGTACGAAAGAATAAACTTCTATGGTTTTTTGACTTCTATCGTCAAAAGGCTTTTGGATAATCAAAAAACAGGAGCTAAGAGAAACGGAATCCTTGTTTTTACTCGCTTTATGAAAGAAGCCCAGCGACTTGCCAACTCTATTCCTGGGTGTGCCGTCATATCGGGAGATGTTAAAATAACACCAAAAGCCGAAAGGGAAAGAATTCTATCCGCTTTCAAAAGCGGTCAGATAAAGGTACTTGCTAATGTCGGGGTATTAACCACTGGCTTTGACTATCCGGAACTTGATACGGTCGTTATGGCACGTCCTACGATGTCGCTTGCTATGTGGTATCAGATAGTAGGTAGGGCCATCCGGCCACACCCAAATAAAGAAGCTGGGTGGATAGTTGATCTATGTGGAAATATTAATCGTTTCGGATATGTAGAAAACTTAAAACTTGTTGACGGGGGTAATGGTAAATGGGCCGTATTCTCAAATGGTAGACAATTGACTAATATAAGATTCTAAAGATATGAGTTTAAAACCAAAATAATATGGCTGGCAGACCTACAAAACAGGGGATAGATTATTTCCCTATGGATGTCGGTTTCTTTTCAGACGTTAAGATAAGAAAGATTTCACGTGCTTGTGGTTCTCAATCCACTTCCATACTTATTTGCCTGCTGTGTAATATCTATAAAGATAATGGGTATTATATTTTGTGGGACGAAGATTTGCCTTTTGTTATTGCTGACACAGTTGGGGTTTCCGAGGGCGCAGTAAAGGAAGTGATGGTAAAAGCTTTACAGGTCGGATTTTTCGACAACTCGCTTTATGAGAAGTTTCATATATTAACTTCATTCGGAATACAGAAGCGTTTTCTTCTTGCCACCTATCAAAGAAAAGAAACTGAAATTATTCCTGAATATCTAATTAATAATGCAATCAATCCAATTAATTGCACAAATAATTCAATTAATCATGTGGATAAGGAACAAAGTAAAGTAAAAGTAAAGAGAAAGAAAAATAATACCCCCTCACCCCCTTTGAAAGGGGGAGGTAAGAGGAGTAAAAGTGAGCCTAAAGCTATCAACGTAAAAGCCCGTACTCTTTTCTGTGACTATTTTAAAGAAATTTATGGAAGCGATTATTACTGGACTGCTAAAGATGCAGGTGCTATGTCGCAGCTATTAAAGAAGCTTAGGTTTCAAAGGGAACAAAAACAGATGGATGTTTCTGATGAATCTCTGCTATACGCACTTCAATATCTTCTTTCATCAATTAAAGAGGGATGGATATTTGATAATTTCAGCGTAACCAACATCAATTCTAAGTTTAATGAAATTGTATCTCAAGCAAGAAATGGAAACAATCGGAAAATTGATACAAAGCCGGACGAAAGCTCCGCCGGTATCAAATCAATCGTATTCGGAAAGCAAAGTTAATCAGAAACAATGGAGTAAAGAACAGGCTGATATGTATTGGCGTAATCAACTTGTTGCATCCATGAAAGCAATCTCGCCAACTTTTACGGTTGATAATAGTAATCGCCAATTGCTGAAAGCTCTTTATCAATGGGTTTGGGGGATTCCCGGAGTATTTGATGTAAGCAAGGGGTTGTTGCTGCATGGACCTATTGGGGTGGGTAAGTCCACCTTGTTGAAAGGGATGCAGAACTATACGGCAAAAATCGCCCGTTATTGTATTGGTGGTGCAGATGTGGGGCTGACCTTTCAGTTTACCAGTGCTGCCGAAATTGCCTTGCAGTTTGCCGAGAAAGGTATTTCCGGACTGAACCTATACACAGACAGGTCGTGCATGCACAATCTTGCTATTGACGAGGTAGGAAGGGAACCTATGGATGCCAAACACTTTGGTACGGGTATTAATGCCATTCAGACCGTATTGCAACTCCGTTATGAGCAGCGATATAATTTCTATACCCATATTACTACGAATCTTGACCCGGATACAGAGTTTTCTCAACGATATGGAGCCTATATCGCTGACCGGGTGAAAGAAATGTTTAATGTGGTAAAAATCGAGGGAGAAAGCCGAAGATAATGCCAAAGAAAAAAGAAATCCTTTTTACTGTGTATTGCCGAAGATGTGCATACGCTAAATATTTTATTGAAAACTCATGCTTTTGTATGGTAAAAAGTCACAGGGTATGTGCGTGTGACCGATATGGAAGAATATGCGAAAGATTTAAAGGCAAAAAATAAAAAACAAATGAACAAACTAACTATAAACGACCTACCCGAAGATGTCTTAGAGAGAATGAGAAGAGCAATTAGGGAGGACAGCCAAATGATTGCTCTAAAGAACAAGCATTCCCAGTATATAATCAACAGGCAATATGCCAAGGCTGTTTTGCTAAAGGAAAAGATGCAAAAGATAGAGGATCGGGTAATACGTGAATATCTTGACAGCTACGAAGGTGAAACGGAGAATATGCAGAGCCTAATGTCGGATATGTCACCCGAAGACAGGGAGTATATCAATACTTGCACCAATGCGATTATTCTGATCTGTGACATGATAGAAACGTTCACAATGGACTTTAACCAAGTTCTTAAGAAATATCATCCTGATTACCGATTGGAGATGTACGATAAGATAATGCAGGTAGGTAAAGAAGCTAAGGCCCATGTACAGTTCATGTCGGAGTGTACGGACAATGTCTATCAGTGTTCCTTTGCGGACAGCGCGGATGATATTACGGAGCTCGTGAGGAACAAGGCCCGTTCGCTAATACGCAAGGTTAAGGCTAAGGAGGCAGAGAGATGAGCGTGTGATATAGCAGGTAAATATGTACGAATAAATTAAACTAACAACAATACATTATGATTAAAAAACTATTACAGAAGTATCAAGCGTACAGGGACAAAAAGTTCCTTGCACGCTTGGAGAGAGTGCTAAACAATAACGTGGTGGGCGCAAACTTATTTATAGAAAAAAATGTGTTTTCACTCAGGGGATTTCATATGTATTTCCCTAAAGGAGCAGTGGCGGATTTGCTAAACAAAATTCCTCCAAGTCTTGTCGAAGAACGTCTTCGTTCAGGATATTACGAGAAACGAGAGATTCCGCAATCAGGTTTAGACTTTTAGAATAATAAAAACAATTATTTCCTACGGAAGCATTTATATTGTATTTTCCTGAAAGGCTGTTTATTAGATCTCTTTGAAAAATAAAGTTCCCTGCATCTTGTTTTCCTCTGCATGGAATGTTAAGCTGTTTGCAGATTGAGATAGTTAGACCAATTACTTCTTCAGGGCAGTAGATTGATGTTTTTATAAACTCTTTCATAAGTTATAATTTTTAGAATTTGACGAAACAAAAGTAACAACAAAAAGGAGCATATCCAACAGTTATAATGATAAGTTAGAATTTGACACTTAACCTTTCATTAGGATGTGCTCCTTTCAAAATTTGGGTAAAACAAAAAGAAATGAAACAGACAGTAGAAGAAGCAGTAAGGAAATATGCTGACGATAAATGTCAAGAACGTGGAGTTCCAAAGAAATATAGATTGCATTTCGATTTTGATAGATATGACATTGAACAAGGGTTCAAAGCCGGTGCTGAATGGCTTGCAAATCGGATTAAATCAATCATGCAGGACGATTCACTGACAGACGGAGAAGTTATAGAGAATATTCATAAACTCTTAAATTTATAATGACATGAAAGAGGTATGGAAAGACACAAAAGGAGTGTTTGGGTATCAAGTTAGTAATTTTGGACGAGTTAGAAGCATTTTTAGTAGATGGGGGAAACGAGCGTATCCAAGGATAATGAAAGGTTCTATAGATTCTCATGGATATGTTCAGGTAACAATTAGCATTAATGGGGAAAGGAAACTAATGTTTGTGCACAGGCTTGTTGCAAAAGCATTTATACCAAACCCTTTAAATTTAGAGATGGTAAATCATAAAGACGAGAACCCTTTAAATAATAATGTTGATAACTTGGAATGGTGTACAAGGTCTTACAATAACTCCTATGGGCATGCGACTGATAGTTATCGAAAAAAGATTTGTTGCATACATGGAGAAACTGCTTACGTTTTCAAATCAATAAAAGATGCTTCAATTAAAATGAATATTCCAACAACATCTATTTTCAACTCATTAAAAAGACGTTCGCCAATGGTTAGCAGAGGTCTTATGTTTTATTATGTTGGTAAAAACGAAATCCCCTCTTTCGATGAGATACTCGAAGCCAACAAGGATGTACTGGAACGGATTAAAGAGAAAGGAGATTGAGATATGAAATTTCCTAAAGTAAAGAAAAAGCAAAAGATTGAAAGGGTTTGTTACAACTGTAAGCATTATTATAAATGCACTGACAGATTTAACAGATATACTATAAACTGTGATAAATTCAAATTTAATGCTTTATGTAAGAGTGTTTAAAAAAAAGATTAGATATGAAATCAAAACAAGTATTATCAATAGATCAGATGAAGCACCTGAGGGAGCTTGGCTTGGATACGAGTGATGCAAGTATGTATTGGGCAAGAGTATCGCATGGAAGTCGTGTTGATGATAAATCCAAAGGTAAATGGTTTTTGAGTTTGCAGAAAGAATTCCAAGTTTGTGGTTTTATGTCATATGAATCAATTCCCACTTACACCTTGCAGGACATTCTTGACAAGCTGCCGAGTTATATTACATACAATGATGAAGAATATCAACTGCAAATACTTCCGCCTTGTATATGTTATAGATACGTAAATTATACGTTTGACGATTTAGATTATAAAAACAATGTGGTATATTGGAAAACGCATATAATATGCTGTGCTGGTGTATTGAAAATGGATATATTTTAAAGAGGGTGAACAATGAAAGCGAGAATAAAAGAAACTGGAGAAATAATTGATGTTGAATGTTGTTTCTATGCCAAGGTTGGTTCTACTGACCCGATTATTCCTAATGGGTTACTTGAAATTTTGAAAGATGATGAAACTATTGATTGGGAGCAGAGACGTTATGAATTGGCGAAAGTTATTACACAGGGGCTTTTATGCGCTCCGGTTGTTGAAGGAGCAGACCCAAATCCTACACTTGATGACTTTGCGTATGTTGTTGTAAGAAATGCGGATGCTATAATAAAGAAATTAAAAGGGGAATAACCATGGATATAGAAGAAGTAAAAAACAAGAAATCGAAAGCTGAAATGGAGATAGCTCATATTTTGGAAAAACTTGAAGCTGAAATAGGTTTAGAAGTCAATAATATGATTTATATACGCAGGGAAAGTGAAAAATCTACGTTATCTGCTTTGCCTGTAAGAATAAAAACAAAAATAATCTTGACGTTTTAATTATGGAAGTAAAGAACGGAATAATAATAGACGGGGTGCTGCATGAAGCAGAGAAAGTGTATAATGGGCATTCTGATTGCAGTGACTGCTCGTTGCGTTATGAATGCGATGAATTTGAGAGCCAATACGAAACGTTTCTGTGTATTGTAATGAAATGTTTTCGTTTCGTCAATCGTGGCAAAGTGACAGATATTAAGATAGATAAGGAGGAATAATTATGGGATTTTCGACACCAGCGTTTATACGCAAAAATACACCGGAATTAAGAAAGAAGTTGGAAAAATTAGGATACAACCATCCTACTGATGTAATTGAAGATGAAAGGTTTTGTATTGCTACATCACCAGTTAACTGCAATTATCATATTATTATTAAAGGGGCTTTTGATGCTACAAATCCTTATCGCACATGGAATTGTGCTGGAAGAATTGATTGTGGAACCAATGAAGAGCTTTTCTTAGCTATTGCTGCATTGAGGGATGATACAGATGACAATCAATGGTTTACCAACGGCAAGGGAGATTGGGGTATGTATCGGGATGGCTCTGACGGTAATTTGCCTGGAATGGATTTCTTTGGGATGCCAAACGACTTTGATTTATCTCATTATCACAAGGCTACCGTAAACGAACTGATTGAACATTTTAAAATATGAAAAAGATAATTATTCTTTTAGCGATAGTCGCACTGCACAGTTGCGACATTCCTGCAAAATACCCAATAACACATCATACACGTTCAGGCTGCATTACTTACATCAATGATAGCATAGTAGTTATCAGTACTAATGTGAGTGGTCTTGATAATTACGAAACGAAGATTATTAATTTGAAAAAACAATAACTATGGCCGAAGAACTTGTAGCATTAGAGACAGCGAAGATGCTGATAAAGAAAGGATTTAATGAGTGTAGAAATGTTGTTGATATTAACAATATGTCAAACGGTGATTTACCAAAACGATGCTTTTCTCAGCCTACACAATCTCTTGCTCAAAAGTGGCTTCGTGAAACCAAGAACTCGCATATTGAAATATACCGTAACGCTTGTGGTTATGGCTATGCTATTGTGAAAGCCAATAACGGCACATGGATGGAAGATGATGATGCCAAAGGCCCTAACGATAGTGGGAATTGGGATACCTACGAAGAAGCACTCGAAGCCGGGATTTTTGAAGCATTAAAACTTATATGATTATGAGAAGATTTATATATATACTGGTTTCTATCATTATATCATATCTAATTTGTGTATATGAGTATAATACGTGGAATTTCATAGCCGGGTTAGAGCCTTCACTATCTTGCGAAAGATTAGCCAAATACGCCTTTTATTTCGTGATATGGTATTGGGTTGCGAAAGCTGTTGATTTGTTTAATGATTAATATGATTATGGCTAAGAAAATAATGTTTAATGATAAATACAGCTTAACCCAAGCCGTATTGGAAGGTTGGAAGACTACGACAAGGAGAATTGTGACAGATAAAAAGTTACACTATTGGAAATGTAGTTGTCCTGATATGGTAATAGTCAAAGTTCCTGAATCACAAAAACTAAAAACTGATGATGATAATACTTATTTTGGCATAAAGGACAAAATATCATCCGAATATTATTGTGATACTATTACCTCTCCGTACAAGGTTGGCGAAGTTGTTGCCATTGCGCAAAGCTATGGCGATTGTGGTAATATGCCTGATTACGAATTGGACGAAGATGGCTATCCTATAATGCCAAAGAGAAGCGGATTTTTTAATAAAATGTTTGTCCGCGCTGACCTCATGCCCCATCACATCCGTATTACCAACATCAAGATAGAACGGTTGCAAAACATTTCCGATGAAGATTGCTTTAAGGAAGGAATTTATAAAGGACAATGCGGAAGTGCAGATACACATTTTATGGATGTTTATTATTACAAAGGAGACATTCAATCTTATTGCACCCCTCGTGGAGCCTTTGCCGCCCTCATAGATAAAGTATCCGGCAAAGGCACATGGGAATCCAACCCTTATGTTTTCGTTTACGAATTTGAATTAGTTGATTAGCCATGAATAGAAACGAATACCGGGAGCGCTGCAAACATTACAGCCATTACAGCGGGCAGTGTTACAAAAAATCGTTCATATCGGGCATAGCAAACAATGTGCATGTGAATATGAAATGTGACGGTAAATGTCCTCGCATGAGGAATTACGATAAGAGAAACGGAATATTAATTGATAAAGAAATAACAGATTAATCTAAATGAATGCACTAAAACGCTTTATATTTATAATATTGTTTATGCCTATATGTACTATAAATGCTATCTATGATACTATGATGTTTATAGTCAAAGGCGACAATCACGAATGGTTTGTAATGCTTAATTGGCTGAGTAATAAATTAATAGATAATTGATATGGAAAAAATCAAATGTATAACTTTCGATAAAGCAGCACAAGATGTTTTGTCGGAACAAATCAAGGCTAAGATGAAAGCTAATATGAGCAAAGCCAGACGGGAAGAATACAAAAAGCTGTGTTATAACTTTGAGTATAAGTTTGGAGAATATATACCCAGTTGCGCATTAAAGTCTGGAGAATGTGATGAAGATTGTGAATACATGAGAAACTTTAAAAATAGTAAACATGAATTTAAATAAATTGCGCGATCGCGCCTATAAAACCGCCTGTGAACATGGTTTTCATGATGAAGAATTGAGTAACGAACATTGCCTCTGTCTTGTCATATCCGAGCTTATGGAAGCAGTGGAAGCAGATAGAAAAGGGAAATACTTCAAAGGTATATTGACTTTTGAGCGTGAGTTTAACCGTTATTCCGCATTAGTGGAAGAAGAAAAACGATTTAAGTGCTCGTTTGAAAGACACGTCAAAGATACAGTTCCTGATGAGCTTACCGATGCCGTTATCCGCCTGCTTGATTTGTGCGGACTGCGTGAAATTAAGTTGGAGAATGACTGTTTGGATGATGAAGTGCTTGAAGAATATTCGCACATATTCATTGGCAAAACATTTACAGAGTCTATTTTCAATATTACTAAAAATCTTATTGATAGAGATATATCCTACTCTCTAATTAAGATTTTCGGGCTTGCCAAGCATCTTGACATAGATTTGCTCTGGCACATTGAGCAGAAACAAAGATATAACGAATTAATACCATATAAACATGGAAAGAAATATTGATATTAAAAAATACTATTACTATACTTATCGATCCAAATCAGGTGGAATATGCTGCGATGTATGCTCGATTGAAGATGGTGATTTTGATTTAAATCGCATGATGCGTGATTTGTATAAAGATTACGGGTGCGTGTGTATAATCACTTTTTGGAAAGAAATATCCAAAGAAGAACACGAAGGGTTAATGGAGTTCTGTGATAAAGTTAATAAGGAGAGATAGTAATGAAGCATATATTTTTTTTATTTGTAGGTATTTTGGCTTTATACGAAATCATGAAAGCCTTAAACTGTAAGAGGGTTTATTATCGTACATACGAATATATACATTCTCCCAAAGAAGATAAGAATACATATTTTAAAAAGCACCCCATGCTTCTTTTAATGAGCGTTTTGGATCTTTTTGAGTGGATGACATTAATGGCAGGACTAATGACAAGTCAATGGGTTTTATTTTTGGCGGTGATGGCTTTGTCTTTATCAAGATTCTACCGCCTCGGTAGTTGGGCCATATGTATAGACTGTATTATTACTGTGGCTATTTACTTGTTTGCTATTATTAATACTTATCATTTACATATAGAATTATGAGTAAATTAAGAAGATATAAAAAGGTAGATACGAGTCTGTCTCATTTGTGCACTTTTGCACCAGTTAAAGATCCGGCAGTGGTAATAGGGTCTTATTACTGCAAAAACATTTGTCCTCATTGCCGAGGGACGTTGAATTATTAGGAGTTAGATATGTAAGATGTGATAAGCCATAAGTAAAAAAAGGGATGCCTGTACATCCCCTTAAAACAGCATTACGCCACTTTCTTACTATCTACCAAGAAAGAAAAGTATTTGGAATGTTTTGGATATATCCGCTTACCATTGACAAAACAAAAAATACAGCCAATGGTATATACTATTAGTTAAAAGTTGTTTTATAACCTGTTAAAATCAGCACATTTGATACTTGAACGTGCAAAAATTACGTTATTTGTATGAAATTTGAATAGTAACATTAATCATGGAAGAAAAAAACAATAAGAAAAGCCTTATGCACACTTTTTTAAAGGGAATATTGTATTTCTTCTCACTGAATGAAAATCCCATAGAAGAGTACGATAGGCGAAGAAAGGAAAAGAACGACTTGGAAAGAATGCGTTCAGACTGGTATAATGTAGGTAATGATATAAGAAGGGCTTATGAAAAATACAAATCAGCAGAAGGAACCTGCTAAGGTTCAAATAAGCCATGAGAGACATTATTCAGGTCCGCTTCCTCTTCCCGAAGATTTGGCAAAATACGATCATATTGTACCGGGGGCTGCGGAAAGAATCTTGAAAATGGCAGAAAAAGAAATGGACCATAGGCATGCGGAAGATTCTAAATTATCAAAAGGCATTATACTTACAGCTAAGATTTCTATTATATTTGCTTTTATTTGTGTCCTTATTTTGTCCGGATTGTCTTTTTACGCCATTCATTTAGGACACGCTGCTGTCGGAGGGAGCATTGCGGTAGGAGCAATTGCTGCTGTGGCTGGAGCTTTTCTTTATAAATCGAAGCGAACGAAAAATTCAATATAGTATTTAATTTTATATTTATTGCAAAAGGCGGTGAACTTGTGGAACACCGCCTTTTTCATGCCCGAGCCTAACCGTTCGGGCTTTTTGTTTTACAAAATTAAATGATCATGAGAGCAACCGAAAAGAAACTAAGAGACAGACACACCCGTCTGCCTGAGCAATACAAGAAGGTAGACACGACAGTCAACGGAGATGCAGAAAACCTGATAGAGGAGCGCAGACAGCTTGAAAAGAACTTGGTTCCTATTCGCCTTAGCAACACTACCGTTATCTACGTAACAAAGGATAAGCAAAACGAAGCGTATGCAGCAGTGGCGCGTAAACGAATGGGAATAGCCGAACCCCGGAAAGCATTTGTTGACCCTCTTTCACAGGAGAACATTACAAAGATGTACAAGGAGGACGGCATATCTCCCCGTAGAATGGCCGAAATATTGAATGTAAGCGTCAGGACGGTGTATCTAAGATTAGCCAAATACGGGCTTACAAAAGTGAAATGCAGATAATTAAAACTTGTAATTATGAAAGATATTAAAAGAAAATACAGTTTCTCTGATATAGAGTTTAAGCCTTACTTTACAGAGGAAGAGGTAAATTTTATCAAAAAGCTGAAATTGATGAAAGATGTTGATAAGTACATGCAAGGAGTGGTTGAGTTTGAGAATGGTTATGGCGTCAGTGTACTTTTAGGACAGCTGTTTCATTCAGACGGGAAAGACACATACGAGGTGGCCGTTACCTATGACGGCCATATAATCAACCGAGATAACGAGCAGTGGGTAGAATGCTTTTTGGGCCGCTATGAAGTTGAGAAGCTGATGAACAATGTTGCCGGGCTTAACCCTATTGTTGTTGATTCGTTCGACAAAGGCGATTACTTGGTGTATAATTTTGATAAATATCATACATATATAGCCAGTTCGGGAAGAGAAAACATTAGATTGTTTGGTTCTTTTTACGAAACGAGAAAAGCCACCTACGAAGAAAGAGAGAGGATATTCGAGAGATTGAGAGAATCATTAATTTTTTGAACAAAAGCAATGGAAGATAATACATTAGACCAAGACCTTTATACAACCGCAATGAAAGAAGCATTAAAGGTGGAGTTCTTGGAAAGCAATGAAGAGATTAAACTATATGCCGCATCGCTGTATAATGCGATGATATGGGGTAAAAAAGTAAAATAACAAAAGGAGAACCAAGCGCGCGACCACTCAATCCTCCCATACACGATTATAATGCAAATATACTATTTACTTTTAAAATAATCGTGTTATGGTAAAAGAATTTTCTGCAATATCGGAACTTAAATATATTAGAGATCAGAAATCAAGACTTTCAGAAAGAGAGCAAGAATTAATCAAGCCTATTTTATCAGATTTAGGTATTATTCCTATGATATTTCAATGGTACTGTGAAATTGTAGGAAATTGTGGATTACCTGAAAGAAGATCTGGTACATGCTTTCGGCAAAAGTTCGTTTTTATTATTTTATTTCTTTATTCACCCAGTACATTGGCTGGTGGAAAAATAGCAAAAGGCATTCGTGATATACTGGCTGATATATTAGGATTTAAGTCTCCGACTGGAATTTCAAACATTTACGTTAATGTCACGTTTAACTATAATAATTATAAGGATTATCGCGCGGATATAGATTATCTTTACACCGAAATCGTAAATCGGTTAAAATTCAAAGGGCTAATCAATTGATAGAACGGGTATTATTATTCCCGTTCTATTTTTTCCCTTATGCAATTATTGATAAATTCACTCCGATTTTTTTTTGAATTGACATATTCTATTAAATCAGGTTCTATACGCAGTGATATTATCTGTTTCGGGTTATCTGATTTAGGTCTTCCTGCTCCTTTTCTTTTCCCACCTGATTTATTTTTTATTCCTACCATATATTTGATTGTATTTAGATGTAAATTCTCCTAACGATTTAAAAGCATCAGCAAGCTGCTTTAAATTACAGTCATCCTGTATCTCTATTGTGAATTTAGGAAATTTATTCCTGATAAGCAGCAACCTGTCATTTTCATCATCTTCTCTAAATTCGAACGTTGGCACAGGAAAGGCTATTGAATACCAATGGGAAAACATGTAATCTCCCATTTCGGCCATTATAGACGCGAGCTTATTTGCACAATCAGGATCGGCTATAAATTTGCTGTCCTCAAGCACAGAAATTCGTTGAGTATCATTGTAATCGTGTTCTTCAAACTTGCATACAATCAAGTTCTCCGTATCAGTCAAGACCCACCAGCCCGGCAGGTCTTTGCTCTTCTCTAATTTAAATCTGTTCATTGGTTATATTATTGTTACGAACGCTTCATCTATATAATCATATCCTCTATGCTTCATTGTGGCGTTTTCGTTAGCTCTGCACCACTTATGAAGCAAAACATTCATGTTATTGTTTATCTCTAATGCAAATTTACACTCCTTGCTTTGTTTAAAGGGAAATTCCGCATAACCGGATAATAGCATAAATTCATCAGGACTTATTTCTGTGGAAAACCATACTGTTTTACCGGATACTGAAGCCGAACGCAACAAATGAAATTTCTTTCCGAACATTTCAACATCCATGCCATCAGGGTTTTCTGCAATAACTTTTTCTGCAATTTCTGCACGCAATTTGAGGTTTGTACCCGCATAGCCAATATGAGATGTAGCTTTCGGACAATCAATATACTTTGAATGGGATAAGTCTCTACGGATGTTTCTCGTACCGTTGATTAAGGATGTAATTTGAGTTTTCATAATCTAAACAGTTTATACGTGTGTCTCACGTCTGTACGACAGATATTTGTTTTTTCTATATTGCAAAGATATATGTAATATTTGTAATACACAAATCATATTTTAATAATTAAACAATATTTGTATTACAATAATCAAATGTTAAAGTTGAGTTAAATATAATATTCGTAATACATATTTCAAATAAACAATATACATTTGCATCATCAGAAACGAAGTAATAACAATTAAAAGATATACGATTATGACAACAAAGAATATCATCAGAGAAGTAAGTTACAAAGGTCACATAATAACAGTGTTTGAAGATGGCTTTCATCAAGAATTTGTAATCATAGATAATGACGAATCAAAGCTGTATGATAGCATTGCAGATGCAAAGAGAGTTATTAGAGGCGAGCAACCTTATTACGAAATAAACTGAGTTTAACCAGCAGGGCGAAAGCCCTGCGCAATATAGAAGATAATGAAGCGATACTACTTTGAGCTGTTAGATAACGACTACAATGATTTAGGCGCATTGATACCTGACGGCAGCAACAAACAGACGGCTATCAACAGAGCTAAAAGATGGATGGTTGCTAATGGTATAAAGTCTGCTCAATTAAGTGTAAATAGCATGATTACAGATAACATTCTGCAAATTATAGACATAGAAATTGAATAGTTTTACCCAGTAATATAGAAGATTATGAACGCAAATGAAGTTACAGTAGGTTTGAGATATAGAGTATCAGGTGATTTATCTAATGGTCGTCATGCAGACGGTACGCCACGCATATCGCACGATGATGTAGTACGAAAGATAACGCGCATTACTGACACGCACGTAGTTTGCGAATGTGGACGTATGTTTATCATCAATGACAACCTAAAAATAGAGAAGTTCTAAGTTTAATCCGGTAGCCTTCGGGCTACCACAATATATAAGATTATGAAGAAAATATCAATATCAGATTTTGAGTTTAGGGCAGCAGGTTACGGACATTACAGAGTGACTTACACCAGCCCGGCAACTGACAAGCAGTGGTCGGCAGTCATTGACGATATGCCCTTAATTGACGCTACCAAGAACAGCGAAAATCCCAAGCAAAAGGATTTAGAGAGTTTGAAGTGGATTTGCAAGAACAAGTAATACAAATGATTATGGGCGAAATAGCAGATAGTTTAATTAATGGTGAATTTGACTTTTTCACCGGTGAGTATTTAGGCGAAGCAGTTGGCTATCCAAGAACGCACTCTTATGATAGACGTAATGCGCCACCTGTTATAAAGAAGCCATCAAGCAAAGCGAATGTTTGCATAACCAATATGTGTAAGGACAGAGGTTTTGATAACAATAAAAAGGTTGAGCTGATATCTAAATTCTTGCAAAGTAAGGGTTATGTACAGTTGCCTAAATTGTCACGTCAATACAAAATCATCCACGAACAGTACAAGAATGATTTTAGAAGATTTTTGGTTGAACAAGTAAAACTGAGAAATAATGAATAAGATATTTACAAATTGCTATTCAGAAGAAGAAGCCAATGAAATAGGACATTTCATAATGAGTAGAGGTTATGAAGGTGTGCAAAATGACAGTTATAGATATTGTCGTGAAATGATTTGGTGGGCTTTCAAAAAAGCCAAAAGACATCATAGAGATTGTATCTATGTCGGATGTAATGGCGGCAGTATGGTTGTAGCTCATAGTAAAAGAGTGCTTCGCAAAAAAGGACTTAAATTCATTGAGAAGAAAAGAATGTTCTATGAATTGTTAGAATTTACCGAATATTTGAAAAAAGTACGTGGCTTAATAAATGACTTATGAACGAAGATAGAAAATTAACCTTTGGCAAGTACAAAGGACAAGATATAAAGTATATCATACTTACCCACATAGGCTATATTATGTGGTGCTTTGAAAACCTCGGTTGGTTTAAACTGACCGATGAAGAACAAGCCTTGTATGATGCTATTGCAATAATGATTAAAAGAGATAATCTTGAAATGACTTTCCCAACCGAAACAATGTATAAGCACGTGAAAGACCGTGAAGCCCTTAGAAATTTGAGAACACCATTTATTTGTAATGGTGATTTTACTTCGGTACGTGAAAGAGATATTGATAACCCAATCGTTAAATCTGTAATGAAGTATAGTGCGGTGGCTACTTCAACACTTAGTGATTTGCATTGTTTAAACCATTCGATGAACAAAGAAATAGAACGTGCCCGGCTCAATGGTGAGAGTGACTATGACATATTTGGTGGCTGGGGTAGTATGAATGATTATAAAGATTAAATATTAGCTTATGAACTCAATTAACGAAAACGCTTGTAATCCAAAGATAGTCAAACATTACATCACATCCCACTGTGGTATATGCTCTTGGATAGCTACTATCAAAAGCGGTCAGGAAGAATATCGAGCAGAGATAGAAGGTAATATGACTTGTGATAACGAAGTGTATTACATTGGTTATCTATATAGTAAAAGAATATCCAAGAGCTATCGTAATACATTTATTAGATTTGGATTTAGTGATTATCGACATAACTATCGGTATATTATGGATGCCATGCTTAAGATTATTAAAGGTGATTATAGTGAAGTTGCAGGTATCGGGTATTGCACTGCCACTCCAATTATTAAAAATAACGTAAAAGATGAACTCAATTAACGACGAAAGAGGTTGCAGCGTATGCCAACCCGGTAAAGAGAATTACACTACCTACAACACCAAGTTGAAAGGTAAGAGAGTGAGAATGTACCAGTACGACTACCGTACTGAAAGTGGTGAATTGTTTTCTTGTTGTGCGCCTACCTTAGAAGCGTGCAGAGAGAAAAGAGATACCTATCTGAAAAAGATTTTGTGACTTAAAACTAATTGTCACAGATAGAACTTGTATATATTTCGTTATCTTTGGTTGTGGTAGTACCTTTGGGGTACTATCGCGGGTTAGAGCAGTGGTCAGCTCGTCACTTTGACTTGGTGAAGGTCAGCGGTTCGAATCCGTTACCCGCAACTATGATTATTAATTTAAAATTTACACGATTATGAACATTCTTACATTAAGCATCAAACAGAAGTATTTCGATGAAATCTTAGCGGGCAAGAAAACCCACGAATATCGTGAAATCAGGCCCACTAATGCAAAGAAATATATCACTTACCTATGTGGCGGTAAAGAATATCCGGCAGATGCAGAACTGCCTGAAGAGGGCGAAGTCGAATTGAAGCCTATCAAGTACGATGCAATCAAGCTTCTGACAGGTGCATATACGGGTAAACGTCCTTATATTATCGTTGAAGTGAAAGCAGCAGAAGCAGTTATTCTCACAGATGAAAACGGTAATGATATTGTTTACGAACATCAAGGCGAAGAGTATCTTGCCGCACAAATGGATTATACTTTGGGTAAGATATTAGAGAAACATATAGATTGATTTATTTAACTTTTAAAATTAGAAAGCTGAGTCGCAAGAAGAATTAACAGAGTAGCCGGGCCTCGCAGAAATATGAATGGTGCAGGTGCAGGCGGTAGATTAGTAGCAAGGCGTGGCGGTCAAGCCGGGCAGTCACAGTTGGGTTCACGAAGGCAGCGTTACGCTGATTTACGTGTTTCAATGGGATTAAACGGTGGCTAACCTATGAACAAGGTAGAACGAGCGAACCGGTATATAGACCTCATTCGGGTAAAATCGAATGAGGCTTTACTGTTTTTATCACTTGGTAAGGATTCGCTTGTTCTGCTTGATTTAGTCTATCCAAAGTTTGACCGGATTGTTTGCGTGTTCATGTACTTTGTCAAGAATTTGGAGCATATTAACCGTTGGATAAACTGGACTAAAGCCAAGTATCCGAAGATAGAGTTTGTTCAAGTACCACATTGGAACCTTACTTATATTCTCCGTGGCGGTATGTATTGTGTGCCAAATCCGAAAGTAAAGCTATTGAAGTTGGCAGATGTGGTAAAGGCTATGCAGCTTACTCATGGAGTTTATTATACATTCTTGGGCATGAAAAAAGCTGATGGTATGAATCGTAGGCTTATGTTGAAAGGGTATGAGGTAAACGGTTACGAGAATAACGGTATGGTTTATCCTTTGGCTGATTGGACACAAAAGGATATTCTTGCTTATATGAGGCAGCACAATTTACCTGAACCAGTTCGGTATTCATTGAAAGCCAGTTCGGGAGTAGGTTTCAATCTTGATTGTATGCTTTGGATGGAGAAGAATTACCCGCAAGATTTACAGAGAATTTACAGAGTTTTCCCGATGGCTGAAAGAGTGCTTTGGGAGTATCATAATCAACAAAATTAATAAGGAGAATATTGCTGAGTCAGAAAAAGAAAGACAAGAGAACAGATATATGCTCAGGCAGAAAGATTGAGCGAAGCTAACTGGAGAAGAAAAAATACATGGAGTAGCAGTGCCGCAAGCAGGCGTGCAAAACAATCTCGTGATAATCTTATAGCAAGAGCCGAAAGGAATACTCTTCGGCAGAGAGGTTTCGGTCTAAGTAATGGCTAATATGGAATTATCAAAATACATAAAGAGTGAATCGGTGGAACTTAATCGTTCTGCCATTCACTTTGCGGATTATAATCCCCGAAAACTATCTGATGAATCACGTAAGACACTGAAACGTGGCATCAAGAAATTCGGATTGGTAGGTGGAATAGTTGTGAATAAGCGTACCGGGCTTACCGTAGTTAGCGGACATCAACGTTTGTCTGTCATGGATGAATTGCAGAAGTTCCCCGATAATGACTACCGTATTCGTGTCGATGTCATAGATGTGGACGAAAAACAGGAGAAGGAATTAAATATTCTGATGAACAACCCGAACGCACAAGGTACATGGGATTTTGATGCTCTTGCACAGATTGTTCCTGACATTGATTGGAAAGATGCTGGTCTGACTAATGCCGACCTAAACATGATTGGTGTTGATTATCTGTTACAGACTGAAGAAGAGACTTCCATTGCTGATGCTTTGTCTGATATGATGGCACCTGTTTCCGAACAGAAGGAAGCCGATAAAGCTGCCAAGCAATTAGAACGCGCAGAGAAGGTTGCCCACATGAAAGAGGTCAAGCAGCAGGTGAAAGAAAACGCACAGAAAACAGCCGAGGATATGGATGCTTATGTGATATTATCCTTTGATACCTATGAAGCTAAAGCCGTTTTCTGTGAGAGATTCGGGTATGACCCTGATATGAAGTTTATAAAGGGAGAAGTATTTGACGAACAAGTAGAACGGGTAGATTGATATGAGCAATAGTGAATCTCAAAACCAAAAAGGTCGTGGAGGAAGAAAGCCTAAGTTTGATTATACAAGCGAGGACTTTCTTTCTCTCGTAGAATCGTATGCCAAAAAGGGATTCACAGATAAGGAGATTGCCCATGCTATTGGATTATCTCCGCAAAAATTTAGCGAAAAGAAAAGCGCATACAGTGAATTAAGTGATGTCCTTTCGCGCGCGCGTTGCGCAATAAACTCCCTTGTGCGCGCCAAATTTCTTGCAATGGCTCTTGGTGGTATCAAAACTAAGAATACCACAGTTCGGAAGTTACGGGACAGGGATGGAAATTTGACAGGTGAGGAAGAGGTTCAAATCGTAGAAGGTGAATTAGCTCCCAATTTGAGTGCTCAAATGACATGGCTCTATCATTACGATGAAGATTGGAGAAAGGTTGAACGTAAGCAGGACGAAGATGTTGATATTCCAACAGACATAGAACAGGGGATTGATATTGATTCATGGATTAAAAAGCAAGTGAAATGAAGAAAAGATTAAAAAACATAGCTATTTATTTACTTTTAATAGTATCCTCATACTGCTCTATTTCGATACTAACATATCAATTGATGCACCCGGAATTAACGCAAACGCAAGTATTCCTAATGATACCGAAAATATTAATATATTGGTTTGAATGATAGTACCTCAAGAAATATATCATCCGTTATACGAAGATAAGGAAAAATTCATTATCCTTATTACCGGAGGGCGTGGTTCGGGCAAGTCCTTCAACACTTCCACTTTCATTGAACGGTTGACTTTTGAAATGACGCCGGCAGAGAAAATAGTACATCAGATACTCTACACCCGTTACACAATGGTTTCTGCCGGCATGTCTATCATTCCCGAAATGATGGAGAAGATATATTTAGATGGAACTACTAAATACTTCAAGACCACCAAGACGGATATAGTCAACAAAATGACTAAGAGCCGTATCATGTTCCGGGGTATAAAGACTTCTTCGGGTAATCAGACGGCAAAACTGAAATCCATTCAAGGCATTACGACTTTCGTCTGCGATGAAGCGGAAGAGTGGACCAGCGAAGAAGAGTTCGATAAAATAAGGCTCTCTATCCGTAAGAAAGGTATTCAGAACCGGGTAATCATCATAATGAATCCTTGTGATTCCAACCACTTCATCTACAAGAAGTACATTGAGAAAACTCACAAACTTGTAGAGATTGACGGTGTGCCGGTTCAAATCTCTACTCATCCGAATGTGCTTCATATCCATACTACGTATTTTGATAACTTGGAGAACCTTTCTCCTGAGTTCTTGAAAGAAGTGGCGGATATGAAAGCGAACAATCCCGAAAAGTATGCTCATGTGGTTATTGGTCGTTGGGCTGACGTTGCGGAAGGTGCTATATACAAGAAAATCGGAATTGTCAAGGAGTTTCCACAGTGGGCGCAAAAGGTTTCAATTGGTCTTGATTTTGGGTTTACACACGATGAGACAGCTATCGTCAAATGTGGAGTTGTCGGGGATGACTTGTACATAGATGAGATATGCTACAAGACGCAGATGCTTACTAAGGATATTATTCAAACACTTCGTCCGTATGGTATGAAGGTGATAGCCGACAGTGCAGATCCAAGACTTATTCAAGAGATACATAACGGAGGGATACGAATTTATCCAGTGGAAAAAGGTGCAGGTTCTATCGTTGCCGGAATAGAAAAAGCAAAAGAGTTCAACATCTTTGTTACTGAACGTTCTTATAACCTCCAAAACGAATTAAGAAACTATGTTTGGGATAAGGATAAGGACGGAAGATATATAAATCAACCAGCAGACGGACAGGCAGACCACTTATGTGATGCCTTTAGGTATTATGTATATGGGGTTATTCTTGGAAAGATTCAGAAGCCGAAAGATTTAACAGGAATATTCACACATTAAAAATATAAACTATGCCATTGAATTTAGAAGAAATATTAGCACTCCCTGACATCGGGCAGAAGATAAACTACCTGAAGAAAGGTAGAAAGACCGAACTTCCTGACCGTTGTAAATTGTGGGAAGATTGGAATCCTAAATGCCATGAAATCATGGTTGATAAAGAAAAGTACCCGGACAGAAAGGTTCTTGAGAAGGAAGCAGAGAAACACTTTGATGAAAAGGCTGGTAAAACTTATGAAATCGAAGCAAAGTATAAGACCGAACCAGTGAACCGTATCTCTATTCCATTGGAACAGGATATAGTAAACATCCAAACAGCCTTCACAGTCGGAATTGAACCGTCAATGGATTGCACTCCTGCTAATGACGAAGAAAAAAAGCTGCTGGATGCTGTTAAGGCTGTATTTAAATCAAATAAAACTAAATATCAGAACAAGAAAATTGTTCGATCTTGGCTTTCCGAGCAGGAAGTGGCTGAATATTGGTATGCGACTGATGATGATTCGTTTTGGATTAAATTCTGGAATAAAGTTAAGACTACCTTTGGAGGTAAGGTAAAGCCTACCAAGAAACTGAAAAGCGTATTATGGTCTCCGTTTAGAGGTGATAAGCTCTATCCATTTTTTAATGACGAGGGGGATTTGATAGCTTTCTCTCGAGAATATAAGAAAAAACTTATGGACGATTCTGAAATTACCTGCTTCATGACTATTACCGACAAAATGGTTTATCAATGGGATTTGTCTAAAGGCTACGAGGAAAGACCAACCTTTGCACATGGATTTAAGAAGCTGCCTGTTATATATGCTTACCGTCCTGAACCTTATTGTGATAAGATTAAGACCTTCCGGGTTCGGTTGGAGAAGCTATTATCCAACTATGCCGATTGCATAGACTACCATTTTTTCCCATTGCTTAAATTAGTCGGGGACGTAGAGGGTTTTGTCGGGAAGAATAAAGATAAAATCGTAAAACTCACAGGGGAAGGCGCGGATGCTCAATATCTTACGTGGAACCAAGTTCCGGAAACTGTAAAATTTGAAGCTGAAACTTTGACGAATAACGCTTACGATATGTCAAACACTCCAAGAATATCTTTCGAAACTCTGAAAGGCGTTGGCAAGGCTTCCGGTACAGCTTTTCGTTTTATGTTTATGGGAGCACACATGGCAGTTTCCAATCATGCAGAAGTAATAGGCGATTTCTTGCAACGAAGAGTGAATTTCCTTGTTACCGCTTTAGGCGCTATTAATCCATCCGAGTTCAGTAAGGCATCACAGACTATTGATATAGAAACGGAAGTTGTTCCATTTATGATTGATGATTTGAATGATAAGGTGACTACTGCTGTTTCCGCTGTCAGAGGTGGCATCTGGTCAACACGTGAAGGAATTATGTTTGCGGGTAACTCTGATCGAGTGGAAGAGGAACTTGCGGAAATAAAGGAAGAGCAGGTGATACAAAATGAAAATATGAAAAATAGAACAGAAATTTGACCCTTAGTCAGAAAAAATACGGGGGTTATAATTTTAGTACAAGAAAAATAGGATATATAGCAGCGGCTCAAATAGCTTACGCTATATGTTCTATTATAGCATCAATCTACTGCTTCATATCGCTTACGGATACTTTTTACATCATATTTGTGACAATTGCTCTGATGTCACAGATGAAAGTCTTAAATGTTTACTAATCAACTGTATTAGCGGTATTTTTACTTTCGAAAAGTAAATTCTAAATTTAATAATTCATACGGTATGAAAGGAAAAATTTTAGTAGCACTAAAAACGAAGTATAAAACCTTTGGGTTTGGCGACAAGGCGTTTGACGGGGTGGCCGACTACTTATCAAAAACCGTTACAGAAGAAAGTCAAATAGAAACCGCTATTAGTGGGGTCGAAGGACTTTTAAAAGCTTTTCAAGGAGACATTGACACTGTTAGAAACGAAAAATCGGGTCTGCAAAAGCAATTGGACGAATTGAAAACGAAAATCGAGAATCCTAACCCAAATCCAAAGCCGGAAGAAAAGAAAGATGATGTGCCTGCATGGGCACAAGCCTTGATTGATTCCAATAAGAGCCTTTTGGCAGAGGTTTCCACCTTGAAGCAAGAAAAACTGCAAGCTACCCGTCAAGAGCAGATTATGGCAAAGGCTAAGGAGTATGGTATTCCCAAAAACTACGCCAAACGATGTGCCATTAAGGACGATGAGGACTTGGATGTTTATTTCAAGGACTTGAAACAGGAGTTCGCAAATGACGGATTCGAAGGCGTAACCCCTCCCGAATCAGCAGAAACGAAGATTGAGAAAGAAAACGAATCTATCGCCAGTATGATTAATGAGGGCACAAAAACTATTGTTGAATCTAAAAATTAAAATTTATGGCAGCAGGTCAAAAATTTAACTTGAAACCGGAATACAAGCAGGAAGAGTTTTATCGTGTGGATACGGGTGTCAGAAAGAGTGGGCCTTGGAAGTTGGATATTGCCAATCTTGTTGTAGGCTCTGTTCTTCCTGTATTTACGCCCGTACAAGCGGACTTAAAGAAACGTACTATCGTTCCTGTCCGTAATATGAAAGTGGTTGAAGCGTACACAACAGGTGAATCCGCTTTGTCTATTAAAATCGCAAAAGGGTCTTTGGCTTACATCGGAATGTTTGTAGGTAGTGGCAAGAAAGGCGCAGAAGTAACCGCTATTGATAAGTCTAACGCCAATTATGATGTTTTGACTATCAAGGCCGCTTTTGGCGAGAATATCGCTAAAGATGCGATTTTGTTTGAGGCTACTGCGGTTGCTGGAACAGCAAAGAAGAATACAGCAAACTTTGTCCTTTTCGATGAAAAGAAAGTAGAGGATGATGGCCCAGTTCTTTGCACACTTCTAATGCAGGCGTATGAGATTAAAGAGCCTAAACTCCCTATGCCTATTCATGAATTGGATAAAGAGGGGCTTACTGACCGTTTCCAATTCGAGTATTAATCTTAAAAAAGTAGAGTTATGAATTTGACTATACAAACTTTGTTTACAGATCCTCAAATTGTAAATGCGGTTATTGATCGTGTTTTACAAACGAGATTGGATAGAATATATTGGCAGCAATATGGTTCATTCCTTGAAACTAAAACTCGTGTATTCAAGACGTATCTTGGTACAGTTACAGGAGTGATGGCAGGCTCTATCATTGGCAAGAACGATCAGAAACCTATTCGTGAAAGACGGTCGCTTGGAAGCGGTTATACTGAGATTGCTTATTTGGGAGACCGTTATCAGATGGATATTGAACGGCTGTCCCAATTGCAGGACATCCTTGACAAGTTCAATGCTGCCAATACTGCCGATCAGCGTACTATCTTGAATGAAATTATAGATTTCATATTTGATGATTATCGTCAAATCCTGCTTGCTCCTCACAAGCGTATGGATATTGTCGTTGGTGAGTTATTAATGACTGGTAAGGCAAAAGTTCATTTGGCAGACAACAAAGAAAACATTGAAGTCCTTGATATTGATTTGCCGTTCCATTTTATCACTCCGGAAGCATCTGAAAAGGATAAGTTCATCTCCTATCTTAAAGAGCAAATTGAAGCTTTGAAAGTTAAATATGGGGTTTTTTCAAAGATGATTATGTCTCGTAGCACTTTCAATAAAAATATTGTCGGCAACAAGGAGTTCGGCCAAACCTTCAAGATGATTCTTGGAAGTAACCAATTCTATGTTGGCGGTGGCTTAATTACGTCTCAAATGGCGTCAAGTGTATTTACAGGTATTGGGCTTCCGGCAATTGAGATCAAGGAGGATTACGTAGAAAATCAGAACGGAGAAAACGTACAGGTTTATTCTGATGATCGTATTACCTTATTACAAAATGATAACGTAATGCGTATGCGCCATCACAGGCCTTACGTAATGACCGATCCTGTTCCGGGACGCACATATAGCCAAGCCGAAGGCCAGATGTCCGTATGTAACTATCGTGATGAGGAAGGTAGATATATGGAGTACACCGCTGAATGGGTTCCTGAGTTTACCGCTCCGAATAAGATTGTGAATTTCGACCTTTCAAAAATGAACGCATGACGGTAAACGAATACATATCACAGAAGTTTCAGTCTTTCAGCATTCAGTTGTCGGAGGCTGATCTTCTGGATATGTGTCTGAACTCGAAGATAAGCGGAGAGGATGAAATGAACAATGATTACTACGATCGTGTCTCTGTTGCGATTGCGAAGTTCATACCTTCTCTTTTGCTTCGTGCTACTTCAATCAGTGAAAGCGGTTTTTCAATGTCTTGGAACATTCAAGGAATTAAGGACTACTATTCATTTCTGTGCAAACAGTATGGATTGACTGATGAATTAACGGATAAACCTAAAGTGACATTCTTATGATATTCGCTCCTCACATATTGCAGGTTAAGGTTATCACCCCGATGGATAAGGATGAGTTCGGAAGATCTATTCCTGGAACCGGTGGTGAGAGCTGGCAGGATATATGCAAATGCCGTTGTGATGATGTGAGCGCGGAAAAGAAAGTATCTGTCAATGGTTTTCTGTATGATTTCAAGTACAAGGTAGTCTTTGATAAACCGTCAAAGGTTGAAGCAGGAGCAGAAGTTCGTTGCTTAAATTTTGACGGAAGCATAAGAGGTGAAGGTGTTGTTAAAAGTCCTTTGGAGACTAACTATTTCCCATACAGAGTGATATGGTTGGAGTAGATTTTGATTTTTCGGATATAGACGAGTTCTTCAATGAGGGAGAATCGGAAGTTCTTTCTGGTATGGAAGAAGAAGGAGAGGCTTTTGTTGAAGATGCTAAGAAAACCGGAAGTTATACAGACCGAACAGGGCATTTGAGAGCATCAAACGGATATGAGGTTGACAGGTCGGGCTTAACGTTGAAAAATGAAGCTGAATATGCGTCATTCGTGGAGTCTAAAGGCTTTGAAGTTGCAGGAAGTGCAGCGATAAGGACAGAAAAAAGATTGAAAGATAGATTTGAACGATGATAGTAACTACTGACATAGGAAACATTCTCTACCGGGATTGCAAGGCTTTCGGGATAGGGGAGATTTATCAAAAAGGTAATATTCCACTTATTCCTGATGATACTGATTACCGGATGAAAACGGAACGAATTGTTATCCGGCCCAAAAGCCAGTCTCCTGATACTTATTGGAAGAAAGGTTTTGTAGAAGTAAACTTGTGCGTTCCTGATGTTGGTATAGGTATCGCGAATCTTATCCGAATAGCAGAACTTGAACAGCAATCTGTTGAAATATTAGGAGATGTTGTAAATTCCTATAACGGTATTCCTTATCAGTATTCTATCGAATCAATCAGTACAGAAGCGGACACAGCTTTGAAGTGTCATTATGTGAATGTAAGGATTTTATTTGAAGTATTAAATGTAAACTAATATGGCTAAGAAACAGTATATCGGAATTAAGCGTATATGGTACGCTGATGTGATTAATGCGGCTGTAACTGCTGCATCTATTAAGGCATTGATCGCTGCAAGCGGTGGTGCAAAAGAAGTGCTAAATTCTCACCAAGATACGTGGGGATATGAAGAGTCAGACCCGGAAACAACGGAATATGTCAATGAATTGACAGGGCAAACCTACTATATTGACAAGACTAAAAACAGTATCCCCACCATTTCTTTCACAATGGGTGAATACTCATATATGGAAAAAGCCGACTTGCAAGGTGGTGAAGCTATTACTGCAACAGGAACAAAGGCTTCTTCGGAAGATAATGCTGTGGGATGGAAACGCCCGGAATCAACCAATGTAATTGAGAAGGCTATTATTGCTCAAACAAAGACTGGCAACTATGTTGTTTTGACAAAAGCAAATATTGTTGCTAAGGGCAACTTTGTGGAAAAGAATATTGGTCTCGGAGTTACCGCTGTCGCATTGGAAAATAAGGGTATTGGATCTGAATTTTGGTTTGACCAGTCCGCGGTAGAAGGAGTTCAGGAGGTATCTATGAAGTAAATGTAAAAACAGTTTATTTAGGATGGCGGTGGGTGGTTGCTCACCGCCTTTTTAGTTTATGGAAAAGAACGCATCAAAAATAGTAAATGCATCCGTTTTAGGTAAGGATTTTGAAACGGTGTTTGTGAATGGAAATGCCTATGTAATCTATCCTCCAACAATTCACAGGATAGCAGGTGCTGGATATTATCTTTCAGATTTAAAGGATGGTGTTACAGTAATGGATATGCTTCGTTCTTTGAAAGATACAAAACAGGCTTCTTTAGCTTTATCATGGCTTATAAAGGGCGATGAAAGTCTTTCGGAAGAATTGGCTAATGGAGAGTTTGATGAAGTGGTTGAAGGGTTGGCTATCGGCCTATCCATGATATCAACAGAAAGTTTTCACAAGCTGTCAGTTTTAGCCAAGAACGTAGCAAATCTGACAGCAAATCAGAAGCAGTAGGAAATAACTGCTTGCTTGGACAGATTGCATCGTTCATGGAAAATCTGCATCTGTCTTATGATGAAGTCATGTATAAAATTCCGTACAGAAACATGGTAATAATGCAGAAAGACAAGCTTCATACTGTTTCTGGTGAAATTATGGAAGAAGTTTCTGAGGAAGAATATTTTAGAATAAAAGGTAAAACATTAAATAAACAATAATTTATGGCGAAACTTGTGTTTCATGTTCAGGCTGATTATGAAGAGGTTATAAAACTTCGTAATGAGATAGATAAACTAAAAAAAGAGCTGAAAAGCATGGACGCTACACGTTCTCCTGCTTCATTCAATGCTCTTAATTCTCAACTTTCCGCTTCTACCCATAGGATGGAGGCATTGGTTTCCAGTGCTGCAAAGGTAGGTGCTGAAATGGAAACCGGATTCAAGAGGAAGATTTTTGATGCTTCTCAGGCGGTTAATGGTTTTACTGAAAAGATTATTGCTCAAAAGACTGTTGTTAAAGATGTGGAATATAATGTGAAACGTCTTGGTGATGCTTATCGTATAGCATTGAAAAGAAATCCATTATCAGCAAGTGGAAAGTTGGAAGAATACAATGCTGCACGCAGGGCTTTGGATGAAGAAAAGGCGTCTTTATTTGGATTGACGCAACAGCAAGCGGAAGCACGTCTGTCAGTAAAAAAACTTCGTGATGAATACGCTCTTTATAAGGATGATGTTAAAGATGTAGTAAATGCAAATGAAGGTTTTGCTATTTCTTGGAAAAAAGCATTGGCGATCATTGGCGGAGTAGGGGTATTGAAAGCATTAGGTTCTGAAATAGTCCGAGTACGGGGTGAGTTCCAATCTACGCAAACAGCAATTGAAACTTTAGTTGGCAAGGATATGGCTGGTAATTTGATACCTCAAATCAAAGAACTTGCTAAAATATCTCCACTTACCATGTCTGATATGGTGGGTGCTGAAAAAATGATGCTTGGATTTAATATTCAAGCAGAAGACACCATTAAATATTTGAAAGCTTTATCAGATGTGTCTATGGGAGATTCGCAGAGATTTAATTCTTTAACATTGGCTTTTTCCCAAATGTCTGCTGCTGGTAAACTTATGGGACAAGACCTGAACCAGATGATTAATGCCGGATTCAATCCGTTGCAGATTATGGCAGACAAGACCGGAAAATCTATTTCGACCCTCAAAGAAGAAATGGCTAAAGGGGCAATATCTGCTGAAATGGTACAGCAAGCGTTTATAGATGCTACTTCGGCAGGTGGCAAGTTTTATAATATGTCTGAGAACGCTTCAAAGACTATTAATGGGCAGCTATCTATGATGCAGGATGCAATAAACACAGTGTTTAATGAATTGGGTACTAAGTCGGAAGGCGTTATTATGGATGGTATTCAGATGACCACTTCATTAATTCAGAACTACGAAACTGTTGGTAAGGTATTGACTGGTCTTGTTGTTACTTATGGAGCGTATCGTACTGCTGTGATGCTTGTTACTGCTGCTGAAAGCAAGCATACCCTTGTGGAAATTGGACTTACTAACGCTCGTATATTGGCAAGGAAAGCACAACTGGCTCTTAATGCAGCTATGCTTACTAATCCTTATGTGGCAGTGGCTACGGTGGTAATTGGATTAACATCTGCTATGTGGGCATTGCATGATTCATCTACCGAAACGGAAAAAGCCCAAAGAAGGTTTAATGAACAGCAAGAGGAAGCTGCTAAACAGGCACAGGAACATAAACAGAAAATTGATGCTCTGATACAGAGTTCTCGTGATATTGCATTGTCTGATTTGCAGAGAGGTGAAAATTTGGCGGCGTTACGAAGTGAATATCCCAAAATATTTGCCCAATACGATATTGAAACGATAAAACTTGCTGATATACTTAAACTAAAGCAACAGATAGCAGAAGAAGATGCGAAACGAGTTGGAGAAAAGCAAGCTAAAAACCTTTCTGATATAGAGTCAGAAATAAAGTACTATGAAAATCTCCTAAAAACTTTGTCTGGTCAGCAAGGCGTTGATGGCTATGTGAAAAAGCTAAAAGAACTTCGTTCCACTCGTAATGTAATGTTGCAAGAAAAAGGGAAGAGTATTTCGGAACAGTTCATATCCAGTCTAAAGGATATTGATATTAGTGAGTTTGATCGCTATATATCTGAACTTGAAAAAAGAATTAAAGGACAAGGTGAGAATGGTTCTATAAAACTACGTTTGCCTATTGATGTGAAAGGTTCTTTGTCCGATGAAGCAATTTATAAGGTGAAAGATATTAAGACACTTATAGATACAGCTAAATCAACCAAGCAGACTCGTATTGAATCTGAAAAGAATAAGACTACTTATCAGCAAGATTACGAGAAAGCCAAGAAAGACTGGGAAGAAGCTAAAAAGAAACTCTCAGAAATAGAAAAGGATAAATCTAAGTTTACCTCAAAGCAATATGAAGAAGCTAAGAAACGAGCAGATACGACCCAAAAAGCTTATAAAGATTTAGGTGGAGTTACTGGAGGTTCATTAACCAAACAAGAAAATCAAGCTCAGATTAAGCAGCAAGAGAGGCTATCCGATCAGCTTCTATCCCTCCGTAGAAAGAACCAGCAAAATGAAATCAACCTCATGGCTGAGGGTACTGAAAAGAAATTGGCACAAATAGACTTAGACTATCAGAAAGAACTGGATGCTATTCGAAAGCAGGAACAGGAATGGACAAAAGCCAATGGAGGAATACTTACTCAAGAACAATCTGCACAGATTTCCCTTTCATATTCACAGGCAGAAAATAAGCGTGACAAATCAATCTCTGATGTGAACAAAGAAGAGCTTGAAGCCATGAACCGCTATCTAAAAGAATACGGTACATTCCTACAAAAGAAAGAAGCCATAACAAAAGAGTATAACGACAAAATAGCCAAAGCTACGACCGAAGGTGATAAAAAGATGCTTCAAAAGGAAATGGCAGAAGCTATTCAAAACATTGATTTGTCTGAACTGAAAAAAGGAATGAATTGGGAGCAGATCTTTGGCAATCTCGATAAGGTATCCACTGATACTTTGAAGAAGTTGAAAGCTAACCTTAAAGACTTTATATCATCTCAAAAGGATTTATCTCCTGAAAACCTTAAAGAACTGGTAGATGCTATCGAACGGATTGATGAGAAAGTTTCAGAACGTAATCCGTTTGAAGCCATGACTATTTCCTTTAAATCCCTTAAAAATGCCACTGATGCTCAACGTGAAGCGCAGGAAGCATATAACAAGGCTCTCAAAGAAGGTACGGATGAAGAAAAGAAAAATGCTAAGTCTACTCTCGAAAGTGCAAAGAATAATAAACAGAAAGCTTTGTCGGAAGCCACTACTGCCTTGCATAAAGGAGTTGAAGAGATAGGCCAATATGTGGATGCCGGTAATCAGGTTATCGGTATTATGGAAACGCTCGGTGTAAAGACCCCTGAATGGCTGGAAGGTACAATGTCGGGGTTTGGGGAAATGTTGAATGGTCTTGAAAGAATCGATCTAACAAAGCCTATGTCTATTGTTACCGGTGGTTTGCAGACTGTTAAGGGGGCGCTAACCTCCGTAATTTCTTTAGGAGGGCTTATCCCTGGTATTGGAGGCGCGGATTATTCCGGTTATGAGAAAATGAAAGCCCAATACGAACACCTTATAACTATTTGGGATGAACTCATAAATAAAAAAATGGAATACATTGATATTAACTATGGTACGGAAGCCATGAAAGCTGCGGAAGAAGCCGAGCAGCTTGTTAATATCCAAATAAGTAGACAGCGCCAATTGATTAAACAGCTTGCATCAAGTGGGGCAAGTATCGGGTCCCACTCATTGGGATATCGTATTGCAGAACGTCTTTCTCCGGAAGATTTTAAAAGGATATCGGATCTTGCAGGAGAAAAGATAACGGCGGAGTGGCAGCTTTGGGACTTATCTTCTGAAAAAATAGAAAAGATACTTACTGATGAAAAGCTCGTTTCTGTTTTAGACACTGTTAATAAGGATTTTGTTACTTACTTGCAGAATATTGCTGATTATGGAGATCAGCTTACTGAGATTGTGGAAAAGGAAAAAGAGGCTATCACAGGAATGAGTTTTGACGAATTTAAAAACGGATATGCTGATTTACTTTCTGATTTGGATAGCACTAATGAGGATTTTGCCGATAACTTTGAGAAGCATTTGCAAAATGCAATTTTTAAATCTCTTATTGCAAATGAATACAAAGACAAAATAAAAGAGCTATATGATACTTGGGCGAAGTATGGCGAAGATGGCCTTTCTGACAATGAAGTTCAACAGCTTCGTGATATGCAACAGCAGTTGGCCGATAGCTTGCTTATTGAACGTGACAAGCTAATGAACGCTTTTGGCTGGAATACGGATATTGAAAGAACTCAACAATCTCCAACTATGGGATATTCCGTAGCCGCTTCTCAAGATAGTGTGGATGTATTGAATGGGCAACTTAATGCACAAAGGATAGGGGTGGAAGAAATTAAACAGCAAAACATCAATCAATCTCAATCACTTAATCTATTAACTGCCAAAACGGATGCCGTTCTTTCTGTTGATATTGAAACAAGAAATATAGCGGATGAGACACGAGATTTGATAGCTCAATCTTATCTTGAACTTGTACAAATTTCAGAGAATACAGGAAACTCTGCTAAGTATCTGAAAGAGATTAAGGCGGATATTGCAGAAGTAAAAAAGAATACATCAAATTTATAAATTATGAATGAGTTGTTAACTCACTTTTAAATTCAAATGTAATGAAAGCAAAAATTAAAATAATGCCCGGTATGAGATTTGGAAGGCTTGTCACTATAAAGAAAGTAGAAAAGTTACCAAATGATAAAGGCAAGCATAATAAATGGCTTTGTCAATGTGATTGCGGCAACACCAAAGTTGCACGCTCAAATCTACTAAGAAATGGTCAAACTAAAAGTTGTGGTTGTCTGATGAAGGAAACTGCTGCAAAAAATTCAAAATCATGTATTACTCATGGCCTTGCTTTCAAAACGCCACTTTATACTATATGGTCAGGAATGAAGCAACGGTGTTATTACTTAAATAGCAAACATTATAAGGATTATGGTGGTAGAGGAATATGTATTTGCCATGATTGGCGCGAAAATTTCAAATCATTTTATGATTGGGCGGTAAATAACGGATATAAAAAGGGGCTAACAATAGACCGTATAGATTGTAATGGTAATTACGAACCTTCAAATTGTAGATGGATAACAATCATAGAGCAATCAAGAAACAAACGTTCAAATCGTCTTTTAGAATATAAAGGAGAGGTTAAACCACTCATTGAATGGTGTGAAATTCTTGGATTAAAATATAGTACAATAAGAGCAAGATTGAACAAATACCATTGGTCAGTAGAAAAATCATTTAATAAACCAATTAAAAAGCATAATAATGGGAAATGACTTATTAATTAACAGCAAAGATGCTTATACCACATGGGGTGTGAGAATGGGTCGTGGCTTCCTTGATGCAATCGGAGCTTCTTCCCCTATGAAAGATTTTATTGAAAATAAATCCCGGTTGGAACATGGAAAACAGGTAATTATCGCCAATCCTAAATTGGATGAACGAGAAATAACCTTGTCGTTCACTATTGAAGGAAGTTCTCAAACTGATTATCAAACAAAGAAAAAATCTTTCTTTGAAGAATTGTACAAAGGTGCAGTTGATATTCAAATTCCCGATAATAGCAATGAGATTTATCATCTGATTTATCTTGGGAAAAATATTACCTATGCGCAAAGTGCATATCGTAGTTTTGGCAAAGTTTCGATGAAGTTTTGCGAGCCAAATCCTGCCAATAGAACCTAATTTGTGACCTCCTTTCTGATGTCACGTTTGGAAGCTCTAATTTTTAGGGCTTCTTTTTTTTATACCCGAAATTTGATGTCGTTATGATAGACATCAAAGACATATCTGGAAAAATATTATTATCAGTTCCTATAACTGAATCTTGCGAACATGTGGAAGAACTCATGCAGTCCGACCATATTGTTTTGTCATGGAATTCGGATAAATCAGATATATTACCTATGGGGGCTTATATTGAATATGGCGGTGAAAAGTATTCTCTTCTTGAGCCATATTCTCCCATACAGAAGAGCGAGGAAGAGTTTTCCTACAAGCCTTTGTTTAAGTCTGTGGTTATGTATTGGGCTAAAGTCTCATTTTTCATGTACACTTATTCTTCCGATGATGTAATAATAGGTCGTGAACCGGATTGGACTTTAACGGATAATCCAGCAAACTTTATGTCGTCAATTTGTAAGGCGATTAAAAATGAGACAGGTGAGACTTGGACTTATACGGTTGATGCGTCACTTTCTGCCTCCGCTACATTGTCTTTTCAGTCGGTTGATATCTATTCTTCCCTGAATAGTATAGCTAATGCTTTTGAGACTGAATGGTGGATAGATAAAGCTAACAAGGTAATTCATTTGTCTAAAGCAGAACATGGAATTGCCGTTAGGCTTGAAGTTGGCAAGAACATTACAGTACCGACCGTTACAGTCGGTAAGGAGGGGTATTATACTCGTTTTTACGCCTTTGGATCTACAAGGAATATCGTTCAGGACTATGAAGGGGCTAATGTCAATAATTTGGTAAATAAACGTCTCACTCTTGATCCTGTTAAATATCCTAATGGGTACAAAGATATTCGTCCTGATTTAAAGCAAGGAGAAATATTTCAAAAGATATTAATATTCGACAATGTCTATCCTTCTTCATCTTTAGAAATATCCGATGTGCGTGTGCGTCTTATGTGGACTATCGGGGAGGATGGGGAAAAAGTTCAGGTAGGTACTGATAATGAAGGCAATCCTATATACGACCAATATTCAATATGGTATTTCAAAGTACCGGGATTTGTCTTAAACAACACTATTTACAGCAAGGACAACCCAGAAGGTATGTTGATTTCAGGAAAAGCCTTGTCTGTTCATTTTGAATCCGGCGCTCTTCAAGGAAGGGAATTTGAGCTTATTTATCATGACAAAGCGGAAACGGTATCAAGTGCTGACGGTACAAGTGTTATCCTTACTCCTGGGGATTATGAAATCAAGTTTAAGGAGGAAGGGACGTATATCATACCTGCTATAACGTCACTCATCCCTAATAATGGTGATGAGATTATCTTATTCAACATCCGCATGCCGGAAGAATATACAGGTTCTGCCTATTTGGAGCTTGAATCGGAAATGAATAAGGAGATATCACGTCTATCTTCTGATCTAAACAATTATCAGTTTTCATCTAACCCAATATCATTTAGTGAGAATAACCCTGATTTATCAATAGGCCGGAAAATTACCTATGTAAATGGAGGATATTCTGTCTCTACTCGTGTAATAAAGCTTGTCACCAAGATAGATTTTAAATACATTCAGTCTATTACAGTAGGCAATGAGAAGATTAAGGGAAACACTCAAGAATTGAAAGAAGAGGTTATATCCGCCAATAAGGATATAAACTTGCTTTCTGTTCTTAATGATATGACTACTTCCCTCACGCAGTCGTATAACAGAACCCAACAAATGATGTTGGATGGATTTGCAGCAATAAAGAATATCTGGCAATTCAAAGAAGATGAAAGTGGGGCTAAGTACGCTTATTCAAAATTCCCCGTTGTTACCGCCTACGGAGTAACCATGTACGCAGGCGCAGACGTTCAAGTCCCTTCAATCTACGAAGGTCTCCCAATAGACGGTGTGACAATACAATGGGTTGACGGAAAGCTTGTCGCGACAGGTGGAAAGGGTACTGCCAATGGTATAGTGGTTAACGGTGATACTTACACTCCTAATGATGACGGAATAATCACCTTGCCTAATTATCCGACTTCGCTTGAATGGGGTAACATATCAGGAAAGCCCAGCTGGATAGGTAGTACAAAACCCTCTTACTCATGGGATGAAATTGGCGGTAAACCGTCAGTGTTCCCTACCAATTGGGAGAATGTTTCGGACAAACCCTCATGGATAGGCGCCACCAAACCAACCTATGATTTCAGCGAGATACAGAATAAGCCTACCACTATTGCAGGCTATGGCATCACAGACGCATACACCAAAAACGACATATCCGGACTATTAGCCGATTACGTAACCAAATCAGGTGCACAGGACATTACAGGTATCAAGTCATTCATAAACGGCTTAAATATCGGTGATATACTTGTGAAGAAGCATTCTGACGGAGTGGTTGAGTTAGACGGTGATTTGATTTTGACAGGTAGTCTTACCATGTTTGCACAAGGCAGTCATACGGCATCAACCATTCTTGATGCGCTTCCGATTGACAATACCACCTTGTCAAAAGAGGGTGGTGTATTAAGCGTAATAGGCGGTGTTGGCGGTGGATCGGTAGACGGGATTATCCTTAACGGCACAACCTATTCCCCTGATGAAACCACGAAGCTTATTACATTGCCTAATTACCCAACCACATTGCCGGCAAGTGACGTGTATTCTTGGGCCAAGCAGCCGAACAAGCCGAGTTATTCGTTTGGTGAGCTGTCATCTCATCCTACTACTCTAAGCGGCTATGGGATTACGGATGCTTATACGAAGTCTGATGCTGACGGAAAGTATGTTTTGAAGGCTGGTGATACAGTAACTGGTGATTTGAGTGTCGCAGGTCAACTATTTGCAGGTAATGAACAGTTTGTAGCTACTTTGTTATACACTTTTATCGGAAGAGATAAAGGTATTTATTTTTCTAATGACGCAAATAATGGTTCTTTATACATAAACACACACTATGACAGGAGTCATCAAGCAGGATCGTTTATTATAAATGAAGCTAATGGCGTAGTAACTTTTCAAAATAACCCCACCGTAAAAAGTAATACCATTCTCCACACAGGCAACTACGCAGGCGTGCTTGATAGTAGATATTTCAGACATATCGGAGATACGTATGAAGATGGCAGAAACACAGGATGGATAGGATTTGGTACTGGTACTTATATTAATGCTTATCCTGATGGAATTGCACATAAAATATACTCTTATGGACAAGTAACATCGTTTAATTCAAGTTATTCAAGGCTTGATTTGTATTCTACTCATACATCATCAGATCCAAACGATGGCAATAATGGCATACAATTTAGATCAGGATGGAATGATGATAAGAAAAGCTGGCGAATGCTTCTTGATGAAGTTAACTATCTTCATTATACAGATAATCGCTACGTCAACAAGGCAGGGGATACGATGACAGGAAAATTGTTATTTAACGCAGATTCTGGCATTGACCTTATATCTATTCCAAGAACCAAGTCTGCTATCAGTTTTAATAATGCAGGTTCCAATAGAATTGGAATTAACTTCACAGACGGAGACGGTAACCTAAGAATAGCTAGAACTGATATTAATCAAGACTGGGTAAGCGGAGACGTAAATATTCTTTTAGGGTCTAATAATTATAAAGTTTGGCATGCCGGCAACGATGGTTCAGGTTCAGGGCTGGATGCGGATTTATTAGATGGCAAACATTTGCATCAAGGACAATGGGATTCAATATGTTACATCGGAGGAAGCGGCGTATTGGAAATAGGAAAGTATATAGATTTCCATGAAGAGCAAGGTATGAGTAGTGACTTTTCTTGCAGAATAATGTCGCAAGGAGATTATCAAAATACATTACACCTACCTACCTCAAGTGGGACTCTCGCTACACTTGGAGACAATGTAGCGTCCGCCACTAAGCTGCAAACCCCTCGCACAATCTTCAGCAAGCCTTTTGACGGTACAAGCAATGTAACAGGAGGGGCTAAATTTAATGGTATCTGCATTGAGACAGATAACAACGGAAATGATAGCGGAAGAGGTAGTGAGATAAATAATTATGTCGATAGTCTGCGCTTACAGCATGCTTCATCTAATAACTTAATTTGCTGTATGGGTGGCGGCAACGTCGGCATAGGCACTCCATCGCCAAGTTTTAAGCTTCATGTGAATGGAGATATTGGAGTAGTTGGAACTATTGACTATGGCTATCTTACAGGTGGCAACGAGCGCAACTTGCTATACCAGCAAATGGCAGATAATGATTTCTTCCGTATTAGGTGCGGTGGCCCGTCAAATCAAGGCTGGGTAGAGATTGCAACAGCGGATGACGGCACAGAGCCTATCTATGTAAGGCAATACACAGGTGAGTTTGCGTCAATTACAAGAACTTTAACTCTGCTGGACGGAAGTGGCAATACTATTTGCCCGGGTAATCTTCTCACCTATGGCGGAATAACCATGTACTCCGACTTAAGAAAGAAGAACGTCCTGAACAGCATCATCGTACCTCTTGACGTAATGGCAAATGCTGACCTTTTCGATTACACTTTCAAGACAGATGAAAAATGCAAGGTCAGAGCAGGAACGAGTGCACAGTATTGGAATCGATTCCTTCCACAGGTGACCGACACAGACAATGAGGGCTTCTTCACAATGAGTTATGATGTGCTTGCAACTACATGCGTACTGTCTATGGCAAAGCATTTCCAAAGATTTTTGATAGAGGATTTTGGCAGACACGAAACAGAGATAGAAAGATTAAAACGCGAGAATGAGGATATGAAAAACCGTATTATCGAACTGGAAAGGAGGGCAGCATAATGGCAATAATACCTGATACCAATATTAACCTGACAAACAACATCGGTGCGGTGCTGAGGGATGCAGGGGGTAATGTTAATATCAATTATGCACCAAGCTTTTTTACGGCGGATGCAAATATTAGAGAATGGGCGAAGTATAAGCCGTTCAAATACCCGAAAAACTTTAACGTAACCGATAATGAGCGCAGTTCAAGAAACTGGGGGTTGTCTAATGTGCCGTATTGGGACAATGTCAACTACATGGCTGATTATGTCCGTAACGGCTCGCCTCTTGCTGGAAATTGTGGTACTCCTTATTTTGCCTATATACCTCCAGTCGGTGGCACTTCGGAACCCCTAAGGCTTGAAGATTTCAGGGGATATTATACTGAAGCTGTACAACCATATCTACCTTATAATGACTCTGTAATGATGGCTGACAGCACAACCGCCTTTTCAATAACGGTTCCTGTTAACGTACAACCGTCTCAGCAATACAACCTTACATTAGCCGATCTCCATTATATTAATTCGGGAGGTAATGTAGTTGGTGATTGGAGAAATAGCTATTTATGTCTCGGACTGCTAAAGATTGGTAGTACAGAGTTTTATATGGCTACCGGTAACGCTTCTGTCGCTGATGACCCAACAATAGGCAATTATCCGGGTAATGCTATATTCGTATTTGACAGGGTTCGCCATGCTGCCGGAAAATATAAATCATTCCTCTTTGTTTCGAGCGTTAAGGATGTAGGTTCAAGTACGGCTCCTACGTCCGGTTTCTTCACGCCGTTAACATTCACATACGGTGAGGTTACATTGAAGAATTACGCGCCACCAGTAGAATTAAAAGAATTAAGCGCTACTAAGATTAGCACCGGAACAAAGGTAATATCTGTAAACTGCAAGATATACAATAATACCAACAGTAGATTATCGGCCAATATCAAGGTTACTATATATACTCAGTATGAATCTGTTATAAACACATTTACTTACAACGAGTACATTAACGCCGATACCTACCTTAGTTTCGGTAAGTCATATCTTGGTTCTCAAATATCCAATTTTGACGGAGCAAAGAAAGTGAATGTAACTGTCGTAATCAATGGACAAACACTATCTCAAACAGTAGATATACAGAATTATTAATGCAATAGACCATGAAACAGTTCAAATCATTATCAGACAAGCGGCTTATCATTGAAGCCGAGGTAAACGGAAAGAAAGGTTTCTTCCTTATCGATACAGGTGCGAGTGTTGGGCTTATTGCCGAGGACAAGGTAAAGAAGTTCGACATCGTGAGAGGACGCAAATACCCCGGCTCTCTTGTTGGCGCTGGCGGTGAAATGGAAGATGTGTATTACTGCAATACGCTTGTGCGGTTTGGTGGGAAAGATATTCCGCAGTTCCTCATTACCGACATATCAGGCGTGAGAAACAGCATAGAGCGTGAGACCGGGATAGAGATATTGGGAATAATCGGCCTTTCCCAAATGAAAATCACATCGATGCAAGTAGATGCAAATGACAATATGATAATAATAGAATAGTAACCAATAAAAACAAAAGTTATGAGTACATCAACAACCGCCGCAGAAAAAGTGGCTTATGAAAAGTTAGTGAGAGCAACAGTAAGAGTGAATAACTCCGTAGACGAATCTAAGGTCTATGACATTGAAGCGGATGCCGAGATAAACAATGGCATTGTAGGTAATATCAATTCAGGCACAGTGAAGAAAGACGGCTCACAGGTGGCTACTTTCAACAGTTACGGCAACGAGAACCTGAGCATCAACCATAACGTGGGAGACAAGCAGGAGCAGTGCAATATCACCGCGGCCGTCAACACCTTTATCGCTGACACGAAAGCCAAGATAGCTACCGCACAGCCTGTTTCATTGTAATTGTACAACCATTAAACTATAATCATCATGGAAGAAAAGAAAGAAAAAGAAGAGTTGAGAGATATTGACTTTGCCAAAGCAGAAATCGAAAACATTGACGGCTCAAAGTCTAAGATATTCGTAGACGGTGACGGTGAGATTGGCGTATTGGTTAAGCAGTTTGCCAACGTGATATACTCCCAGTCTAAGGAATTGGGCGAGGTGGAAGTAGCCCGCGAAATCTACAAAACAGGCAAGTCAAAGGTAACAAAAGAACAGGCAGTAGCCCTGAAGAAGTATGCGGAGAACTATCCGTACATCTTGCGCACTGCAATAGAGGGTGTTTTTGATGTGTTCAAGTAACTAATCAGAAAGGGGTTGTGTCATGAAAAAGGTAAAGGTTGATTTGTTAGTTATTGGTAATCTATTGGTTATCAACAACTTGCGTGGGGGGGGTAAAATCCTCTAATTGGAATTGTTATGCAGATGAAAGCCTATATGAAGCGGACAGGGTCGTACATGGAGACTACGAGATTGACGGTGACAGTGATATGTCTATTGCTGTTACTGGTGGTATCACCATTATACGGAAGGAGGTATGATATGGCTATTGTACCTAATACCGATGTCGATTTAAGTTCCGAAGTAGGTGCGGTTCTGCGTGATGCAGGAGGCAGTGTTAATATCAATTATGCGCCAAGTTACTTTACCGCGGATGCAAGAATTAATAAGTTTTCAAAGCGCAAACCTGTTCGATATAGGAAAGATTTTGGAATGTCCGATTCCGATTTTAATGATGCTCGATACGGTATTTATGTGGTAAAAGTAGACACTTCTAACATAGGTGGTGACATATCTTGGGGATACAATATACCAAGGGGAGGAGTGGCCGAGCCTTATAGACTGGAGGATTTCAGAGGTTATAACAGCGCTGCTATATCCCCGGTAAGAACTGGATTCCCGGCAGAGCTAAGCATAGATGAACCTGATAGATACAATTATGTGACATTGGATATAGATGATGATTTTGATTTACCTGAAGGAAATATCAGGGCAAAAGACGTACATTCCGATGAACTTAGTTGGTATCCGGGAATAATGGCCTTGAACAGGACGAGAAATCAATCTGCATACAGGACGTCCGCCACAACCTTACAATACTTTTCGTCAGACACATTAAGCGTTCCTCTTCTTCAAAGCTGGAAAGAAGGTGATACAATAGACATGTACACCATACTTTCTCCTAACATGTACACAGGCGGAAATGAATCCGCTCCTCCTCCGTCAGGAGCTGAATATTACTTAGCTCCTGATTCTAATTCCGGATACGGGAGGGCTGCTCTTAAAAGCACCTACAATCCTACGCTTCAGTATGAGCTGGTTGGTTATCCAAAGGTACTATATACAGAAACTGTGAATTACGATGAGCCTGCTTGGCTTGTATATGATGTTAGCGGTTACATAAAGAACAATGGCAATGTAACCCACAATGTAGAGATAACGGCTTATATTGAAAATTATAGCGAGGGAGACAGTGATTATTTTGGCCCGGTTACAACTGGAGCACAGCCGGGAGAGACTAAATCATTCGGAATGTCAGGCAGTTTCTATTCACCAAGAATGGAATACACGCAATTCCTATTTGTCAGTTTGACTATTGTTGTCAATGGCAAGGCGGGTGTGTTGTTTAGCCGCTATCAAAACATGGATACAGGCGAATGGGTAGATAACCCTTAGTAATAATAACCCCCGCTCCACTCTCACGAGCCAAACGGGGATGTAGTAGTAATTAGTTCTGATACTATGAATGATACAAAGATAAGAAGAAATTTAAACATAACGATAAAATGAAAGAAAACATTGTTACCCAAAGCATACCGGGTGGATTCGCGGTGATAGCAAGCAGCTTTATTATGCAGTCATTGGAGCATATGATACCTTGGCTGATAGTATCATTTTCAGTTATTATCTGCGATTTGGCGTTTGGAGTTAGAAAGAGTTTATTAATGAATGAGGAAGTACGTTTCTCCGGAGCCATACGCCGTACTATGGGTAAAATGGTAACTTACTTTGCCTTTGTCTGCATGGTTGTGATGATAAACATTGCTTCCGGAGACAAGTGGAACATTGATATATATTCCTGTCTCTTTGTGTGCTTTATAGAGTTTTGTTCTATTGTAAGCAACATATTAAAGCCTAAAGGGTATGATTTCAATGTATTAAAGGCTTTGGGCATATTCTGCAAAAAGGTTTTTAATGTTGATAAGGAAGATGTTAGTGAGATAATAACGAAAGATAAGGAGGAAAATAAATGAGTTTAATTGACTTTGCTTTTATTGCACCATTTTCTTTTTATATAATAATTTATACACTTTCGGTAAAGAGAACCGGATATGTCGATAAATCCATAGAAAAATGAGTTGTATTTTAACATGATTTTTTTTGCAAATATAGCAATAACCAAAAACGAGGAGGAAAAGAAATGAATATTAAAGACTACTTCGACATTCAGGAACTTGTATGCCGACACGTGTACGAGAAGTACGGTAATAACGCTTGGCAGTTCTTCGATAACCGCCTGTTGGAAACACTGCTTGTTATCAGGGAGAAACTTGGCAAGCCTATCTATGTGAATAATTGGCAGGTAGGCGGTAATGTGACACAACGAGGGTTAAGATGCAATGTCTGCCAGCTTGTTGCAGAAAAGACAAGGCTTGAAAAAGTGCACGTATCGGCACACATGCAAGGTACGGGCGTTGATTTCGATGTAAAGGGCATGACGGCTCTTGAGGTGCGCAACTGGATTAAGGCAAACCAAATACTTCTTCCGTATCCTGTCAGGCTGGAGCAGGATGTTACTTGGGTGCATCTTGACATGCGTAATGACGGGACAAAGGGTAAAGTCGTGTATTTCAAAGGATAATTATTAACAATTAAATAAAAGCATTATGGCAGCAACAGATTTATCATTCAGCAAAAACGAGGAAAACAAGTACGTAGCATCTTTCGTATCCGAGGGCCCTGTTACCATACAGGTGAAGAGACAAGAAGCAGGTTCGCTAAATATCTATGCCAACATTGACGGCATGGATGCAATCTACGTAGGCGGCTATGGCCCGTACAACGGTAGTGCCAACTTGATTTTCAATGTAGATGTCCCGGCAGGGGTTAATGTGTCGGTTGAATCGTTTACGGAAGTGTTGGAAGCTAAAAAAATAGGGCAATGAATAATATCGAACTAAACAAAGTCGCAATTCAGAGCATCGGCATTGACACCATACGTCTGCCGGGTGTCGGTTCTGCAAGCGCTAGGGGTTCGGGGAGTTTGTTTCACAAGTCTCTTGTTGACGCTTGGTTTATGTCAGGATACAGCAATGATAATCCTCCTGCTTCGATAAAGGGTTACAAGGGGTATGAACTTGTACTGAAGAACTTTGCGTTTACTTCTAATAGCGGGTTTGGTGGAAGTGTAGACCACAGTGGCGGAACTGACGGCGGAAAAGCGGCTTCTTCTTATGAAGGTTCTCTTGTATTCGATGGTGTAGATGATTATGCTGTATGTGACAATATACCGATACAAACGGATTATACAGTGATATGCAGGAGAGAAATAATTAATACGAACAACTCTTCTGCTGTTGCTTCCAAACGTACTTATCCTGATGATATAGGAAGTTTTGGTGCTTTTGTTATTGAAAGAGTTACTGCCAATGGTAGTAAGGCTTTATATTCTTTTGGAAAAGATAATGCAGTTGAATTGTTTAACTCAAATCAAATAATATATCAAAGTAAGACTGCCTATAATGATAGAAATATCATAGCAGGAGATGCATCAGATACAAATATTTTGAGTTTAGGAGCGAATGCATATAATCTAAGTTTAGGTAGATGTCAGGAGTTTTCTAATGTTGCTATCTACTACTTCGCCCTCTACGATAAATCTCTCACTCCTGATGAAATAGAGCAAGAGAAGATAAAGTTAAATGAAATTTGGACTAAAAGATTAAACGGATGAAATATGTAATTGTAACAGTAGAATGGTGTTTGCAAAAGGGAATAGTAGTACCTGAGCATGCGCGTAAGAGTGTGAACAGAAGTAAGGTTATTCTTCATTATGACTTCGTGTCCCCTGTGTTGACTGACGAGGATAAACTAACGGTTTACGAACATAACAGTAGGGAACTTGGTAGCATCCTGAATAGCAGGGAGTGGAAAAATGAAGATTCCTCTATTTCGTAACTTATAAACTATTTGCCATGAAAGAACTAAGAAATCTATTGTTTTGGGCGTCTGTTGGATTGCTGGCTATGCTGCTGGTGTTCGTGTTTGCTTCGTGCCGAACGAGGACGGTCTATGTGCCTGTTGAAACCAAAGTGCTTGACAGTATAGTCTACCACGATACAACGTTTCAGGAGAAGCTGATACCTTATAAAGACAGCGTGTCTACCCGCGATACTGTGTCATTCCTGCATAACCCGTATGCTTATAGTTATGCGTCTTGGAATAAGGGGATATTGAACCACTCATTAGGGATCTATCCCCAATCTACGGTGACAGTCAAAATACCTTACTTTGTTGAAAAGATAAGAAGAATTGAGGTGCCAAAGCCCTATCCTGTGGAAAGGAAACTATCATGGTGGGAACGGTTTAAAATCAATTACGGAGGTGCGAGCATGATGCTAAATATTGCATGTGTTGCATTGGCCGTTCTTTGGCTTGCCATAAGGATAAAAAAGAAATAAGTGTAGAAGTTGGCTTTAGCTGACGCTCTTTCGGGGCTTAGAGTAGAAAGAAAGCCCCAACCCGTACTGACTACCAATCCGCAACGGGCAAACATCACGAGGACTGTTTAAGGGCTTTCATTAGCTATTAACGGTTTTCGTGATGTTTTGTTTTTGTATAACCCTAATATTTTTTTGAAATGGAGAAATTAAAAAGAATTTACGAGAAAGCGGAAAAGGCAGTCTGTGAGATTGCGGACATTGAATTAGACAAGTTCCTTACCTCGCATGAGGAGAAGTACGTAGACGCCCGGTCCATCCTTGTAGACTGGCTTATAAGGGCCGGATTCACAGAGAAGATGATAGAGAAGTATTCAGGCATGAGCCAGCAGCGTATTAACTCGTTAAAGAACGGCTTTATTCGCAGAAAGCAGAAAATGAGTGTTGATTTGTTCTTACAAGAAACAAACAAGCAACTTACAAACAGCTTACAAATAACTATTTGATTAACAAACGACTTATCCTGTCCTTTGCTGTGCAGTCAATAGTGGCTGTAATTCCAAAAATAGTTATTATGGAAGCAGAAGTAAAACAAATTATCAAGGAAAAGGAGTATGTTCACGATGAAAATCGTAAGGAATATGCTTCAAAAGGCGTTGGTAATGCAGCACTCGCAACAGGTATCATAGGTACTGCATTGGGCGCAGCTGCCATTTGGGGCCGCGGTCGTGGAGGTTTCGGGTTCGGTGGCAATATGCCTGAGAACGTAAACATCAACACAGTAAGTGATGCTATCGCAGGGCGTAACGGTGCGGCTCCTACCGCGTTCGGTGCTTATTCACATTCATGTGAAGCCCAGTTGGCGCTTACTAACGAGATGTGGGGCTTGAAGATGAACACTCTGAATCTGATGTACCAGCATCGTGATACGGATGTCGCTGAAAAGTTCGGTTTGTGGAAGTCACAGGTAGACGGAGACTTCGGGCTGTACAAGTCCATGCGTGACCTCTATGATGTTCAGACAGACAAGTTGAATAACGCAGCATTTAGCTTGTATAAGGGCCAGCGTGACGGATTCGACGAGCTTAACGCCCGTATCAGCGGACTTGAAAAGGAAGTTGCAGTAGGTGCTGCTATCCGTCCTTACCAAGACAAGCTTATCATGTGTGAGATCGACAAGGCGTTCACTGCGTCTATCAACCATACAGATAGACTTGACTGTCGTAACATCAAGGGTGTTGTAACTTTGCCGAGCACTCCTACTGTGACCGGGTTTCCCAGTCAGAGATGTGGTTGTTGCCCCGGCAGCAATCCGGCTCCCACAGCCTAAAAAGCCAAAGCGCAAGACCAAGCGCAAAAAGTAAACGGTCAGTGGAGGGTATGCCTACGGGCATGCTTTCCACTTTCCAATTATCAACCACTGACTAATGAAATTATGAACAATATATTCTTAAATGACCCTATATTGGGAGGTAGTAGCTTTGATTCCAAGATAGCAGAGTTGCAACAGGCCCAGCAGCAAGTAGAGATGCAGAAAAGGATGTATGAGCAACATATAGCCCAACAGTCTACGCAACAACCTAAAAGCCAGTCTCCAGTATGGGATGAGGTGGATGATCTATGGGACGGAATGACGGAAAAAGAACGTGAGATTATCGCTTCCACAGAGGAGTTTCAGGAAAGCAGTAATCATATTACCATGATATTGAATGAACAATACATGGCAATGATGCGTCCGGTAGTTGAACAGAGCCAAGCTGGAAAGGATGCGCTTGACAACCACCTTACCCTGTTGAAGCGGTTAAGGAAATCAGCGCAAAAGGAAGCAGATGCCGAACTGGACGACTTCAAGGAATACAAAGAAAAGTATTCAGACATGCCTTATGCTGAATATAAGAAAATGAAAAGTGAACAATCTAAGAAAGGGACGAAGAAATGAAAGCAACTGACATAAATAAATTCAAGGGAGATTTTAAAACCGCCATTCAAGAATGGGTTGAATATAGGATAGACGAGCTTTTCCCTAATAAGCCGCAAACAAAGGTATTGCTGAAACGGGGTTTGAATAATTATCTTTCAAAGGCTGACGGAAAGCTAAACGGCATGATAGACAACTCCCTGCTGTTCATTACGGACGAGAACGGAACAATAGATACGGATGTTGCTATTGATATGTTCGTTGACATGTTCAAGGAAATGGATATTCAAGAATACAAAATAGGCATGATACCGATAACCGTAGGAAAAGGCGAGATTGTGGCTGAACTTCCTCATAACCCGTTGCTTGATATGGTGGTGGGAAACCTCGGAAAGGTGAAGATCACTTCCGCTGATTTTCTTGAATTAAAGGAGTTGTTTACAACATAA